CAATCGAACTTCCAAGTCCACCAACAGATTGTGCAATTTGTGCCAATGACAATGCCGTCAATGCACCTGCAAGTGAGTATATAGCAATGGATGCCATTCCAAGTTGTCCTGCCATTCCAGCCAATTGACCAAGATATTCAACTGATGATTCTAATCCTCCACCGAGAACTTCAAGTCCAAGACCTGCTATTAATGCAGCCGCACCAAATGCAATCAACGAACTTGCCATGATTGCCAAACTAATTGCTCCGATAATGATGAAAGGTAGTAAAGGTCCCAATGCAGCCACGGCAAGGCCAACTGCAAACAAGTTCTCAACTGCGTTACCAGATAAATCATTCAATGCGTCAGCAGTTAAACTCAAACCAAGACCAAATAATGCCATCCCCACACCTGCAGCTAGTAGTGCTATTGAAAATGGAATCAATGCAACTGTCATAATACCTATTGCAATTGCACCGAGTGCTATAAATGGGATCATTAGTCCCACAAGTGAAACTGCCATTGCTAGATCAATCAATAATTCAGGTGCTTTTGCATCACGAAGCATTTTAAATCCAAGTCCAACCAACGCAACTCCAGCACCAAATGCCAACATTGCGATAGATAGTGGTATTAATGCTACACCTAAAATTGCCAATGCGGCTGCAGTAGTTAATATCAACGGAGTTAATGGAGCAATTAGTGCCATAGCACCTGCGAACAATAATAATCCCATAGCTGCTTCAGGTAACTCTCGTAATGTATCCATAACCAAACTCATTCCAATGCCAAATAATGCGACTCCTGCACCGGCAATTGCTATACCAATTCCAAACGGAATTAATGCTAAACTAAATATTGCCAATCCAATTGCAGCCATTGCCATTATTGGTGCAAGCATTGCCATTATACCAATAAACATTCCAAATCCAAGTGCAGCCGCAGGAAGTTCTCCTGAGATGTCTACAAGTTGTTTTACTCCAAATGCGAATATTGAAATACCAATACCAGCTGCGAGCAGACCCACCGAAAACGGAATCAATGCAATTCCAAGAACTCCAATTGCGATTGCAGCTGCCAAAAGTAACGGAGACATAATTCCAATGAATGCAAATGCTGACCCAAGTGCATATATCATGCCTATATCACCCATAGACATTGATTGTATTGTTTCTATTACTTTACCAAACGCAGATGCTATAATATTAACTGCCGTGGCAAATGCCATAGCTGCCAATCCAAATACAAGCATAGCACCACCAACTGCAGCTAATGCTCCTGCACCAGCAAGAATAAGAGGAGAAAATTTACCAAGTAGTCCGGCAACAACTGCAAGTGCCGTGATAGCACCGATTCCAAGCAATACTGCCGAAAACGGAACATTTGCAAACATTTGAAAAGCAAATGCAGCCGGAATTAACGCAGCTCCTAATATAGCAACCGAGGCAGCCCCACGTATCATATCAGCACTTCCTTTGCTTAATGATTTTGATATAAATACCAATGCACCAATTGCAACAAGGCCTTTGACAACTCCACCCCATGTTACTTCACCAAATTCTTGAAATGCTTTAGCAGATATATACAACGCACCAGCTAATATTGCCAATGCTCCGGCTGCTTTTAGCAAACCAGTTGTATCTATTTTCGCAAATTTATCAGCAAATCCAGGTCCTTTATTTGCACCAGGTGTTGCTTTTGGTGTTGCTGATTTAACAGGATCTCTTCCAAATGCACCTGTGCCACTTGGTGTTGGACCACTTGGTGCTGGTGTTCCCGAACCACCAAACATTCCTTTTACTTTATCACCGAGTCCACCCATTAAATTCAATGCACCCTTTGCCATTGTTGATAATCCACCAAAAAAAGCAGATGCAGCTTTACCTGCTCCACCGAATGCTAATGCAGCCACCACCCCAATTGTTCCGATTATCGTAATTGCCGTACTTCCAAAGTTACTGAATCGTTCTTTTAAACGATCTGTATCTCCTGTTATAGCAGCTATTAAATCACCGATTAATGCAAATGGAGCAACAATAAACTTTAATAAAAATCCAATTGCTTTTAATATAGGTACGAGTGCCGACATAAATCCATTTATCACAGGCAACAATGCTTCTCCTAATTCAACCATCATTTGATTAAATTGATTTTGTAAAGCATTCATTTTTTCTTGTTGAATTTCACGTGCCATTCGTTCTTCGGCACTTTTTGCTAAACTTTTTTCTTCACCTCCACGAAGTGCTTCAAGTTGTTTTTGGTATTTTGCCGCCAGTTCTGGATTTTCACGTGCAAACTCAGCATTTTCTTTTTCAATTTTGTTCATTTTGGTGAGTTCTTCAACACTCGTTCCAAGTGCTTCTGCCAATGCTTGCTTTTGCCAACGATTCATTTTATCGTATCCACCCATCTCTTTCATGATACGAAGTTGTTCTTTTTGCATACCTGCCAAGTCACCCTCCATTGCAAGTTGTCGCATCTTTCCAAAATTCACATGACGTCCCATCATGCTTGCTAATTTCATTTCCGATGAAATACTGCTTTCAAAATCAAGTAAATGACTTGCAGTTTTGGCAGCCGAATCTAAACTACTTCCCATTCTTCTTGCTTCTACGGCTGCGGCTGCCAAGTTTCTTGGCATATTACCAATTGCTAATATTGCATCTTCACTTGCATTTGCAACATCTTCCATAACTTTTCCAGCCGGAACTCCTGCCAAATTACTTAATTCAGCAGTTGCTAATGTTAAATTCTTTGCTACTTCATCACTAGGAGCCCCCATTTCCATAAACTTAACTAATGCACCGGCAGCTGCGTCTTGACTTATTCCAAGTCCTGCACTTAATTTTGAAACTAATTCTATTTGTCCACGGGTAACATGATTAACATTTCCAAATTCTTCTACCAATGCTTTTGCCGATCCAACTGCATCTTCTATACTTACTCCAAAATATGCCAATTCTTTATTTACCGATATTGCATCTTTTTGAATTTGTTCCATTGCTCCATACGATAAACCAAGTTCATCACGAAATTCTGCGGTAGTTTTTTCAAGTGCCTGAAATCTTGAAAATGCCAATGCCAATAATGCTACTATACTTCCAATTATTAACACAGGACCTGTAAGTACCGACGAAATCATTCCACCGATACCACTCATAGCACCCACGAAATCGTCTGCACCTGCTTTTAATGAATCTGATAGAGTTGCACCGGGTTTGGCAGCCTCTTGTTGCATTTTTAGAAAACCGTGTGTGAATTTTTCTTTTACTATCTTGGTTGCTTCTTCTAAAGGTTTTTGTACACTTGTTGCTAGTATTCCTCCTATAAGTGGAATTTTTTTAATTGTATTTAAAATTCCACTTTGCATTGCATCTATTTCACTGTGAAATTCTTTAATTAAATCTTTGTTATCCTCAAGAAGTTCTTTCATATTATCCCCAAGTCCTTCTATAATATTTTCTAAATCAGAAGTTACATCGAGATGTTCTTTTGCAGTTTTTATTAATTCACGTGAATTTTTAGTTATTTCCATTCGCATATCATATATGCTTTTATCCTGACCCAGTAAATCAGTTGCTTTGGATAGTTCTTCGTCTCTTAATTTAACAAGTGCTGTTTGTTGTCCTGCTATATCTGCAATCCGTGTTTTTTCTAGTTCAATAGAGTAACCTATTTCTCTGACTATATTTAATTGATCTGCATATCCTGCATCTGTTTTTTCCATCAAAGAAAGTTTTGTTTGTGAATTTACTAGTTCACTTTGCAAATTTGGTATAAGTTTCTCATGTGATTCTGCTATCAAATTTTGTGCATTTGCAATTCTGTCATTTAATGAAAACATTTGTTGCAGAATTTTTTCTTCAAGTTCGTGTTCGGTATTTGCTTTCGTTAATTCACGTGTAATTGATAATGACTCATTTTTTATTTTTTCATACATAGCAGCCGATGTAGTAAGCTGCGTGGATAATTGTTTTACTTTATCACCTCCTACAATATTTATAGCAGAATCTATTTCACCTGAATTTAAATTTTCAGTAATTTGCTTTGTAATATCGTTAATTTCAGATTGGGTGGGTAATAACCCACCTTCAATTGATTTTTGAAGTTGTGAAGCAAAACTATGTATGTCACTATCTTCCATATATTAAATTTCGATATAATCTTTTACGTTTGGGTCTTTTGCTAATGCTTTTTTTAAATCTTCTTTACTTGACAATCCAATTCTTTTTAGTTCTTGACGAAATTTTTCAGTATTATCGATATACTTTTGTAAAGAATTTGCCAAACGAGGATCTTCTAATTTGCTTTTTCCGATTTTTCTTGCTTTGCCTTTAAAAACTGCATTTACCAACCCACCTATAAATTCATTTAATTGTTGTTCTTGTTCTGTTATATTTTTCATGTCGTTTTTTATTTTATGTTATAAATACAAAAAGTCGTATATATTGATAAATATACGACTCCTGTAAATTAAGTTAAACGATTAACTAAATAATTTTACCTAAATTTGCTTGGCATATTTGACTTACTTGGCATACTACCTGGTGACTTAGATTTTGCCGATGCCTGTGCTTTTTCAACTTGTTCATTTTCTTTGTTGCGAATGTCGACAAGTTTTCTGATATAGAATCTGCGAAGGTAAATTGGTAGATTATACACAACATCTTGTGTAAAACCTCCTTGACTATAATATGCGAGGTTAAATACCTCTTCGTGTAGTTGAATTCTATATTCGGGTGGAAGGGTAAAAAAAGTCGACCCCCAATGGGATCGTCATCCTTTCTTCGTATCCAGTATCCTCTGATTCAAAATTAAACGTCATATCCAAATCAGGAGTATTTTCCTTGATATGTTCACGAAATGCCAAACTATCACGTGCAAGTAGTTCACGATCAACAAATTGTTTGATAGAATTACGATCATCGTTTCCATCAATTGCTTTAATTACATACTTCAATCGTGTAGTAACCTCACTTGTTTCGTTTTTGTTTTTTGTAAACTTTTTCATTGCTTTCAGTTCGGCATCAATGTTTTGTTCATCTTTATGTGACAACAAACTCCAATGAACTTTCTTTTTGCAAAATGGAAGTTCAAACTCAAACAAATTAGATCCACGTTCGTGATTACCAAATTCAAATTCTTTTGCTTCAATTTTAGATAAATCAATTACATCTTGCACATCTTCGTTCGTAGATGGGTCTTTAAACTTGATATTATAGTCTTTTCCGTATGCAAGAATACGAGCAGCTATAAAAATAGCATTTTTATCACCAACCAATACATCATTAAGATTGACACCAGGAGTTGCGATTAGTGCTTCTAGAAGTTTATCAAGAACGACTCCTTTTTTAATTAAATTCTGACTTGTAAGAATATCTTCCTCACGTGCAGTCATGTATTTAATATCAATTTTACCAGAAGCAAGTGGAGAAGTTGATTCATAGAACCACCCCTTACTTGGTAGATCAACAACTTCAGTTGGGTATTCTACCTTCTGAACAACATCCGTTGACTTACTTGCAGTTGAAGAATGTGTCTGTTGTGTATTTTCAGTTGCCGTGTTGGTCGTTGCACTTTTAGTTGCACCCGATGCGTTATTGTTTCGTTGTAATGCCTCTCTTACTTCCTGAGGAATATCTACTTTATCATTTTCGTTTGCCATAATTTGTAACCTTTTAAATTGTATAATTTATATATACTATAAATATACATATATACAATGGCAAGTTTTTTTTGCAATGTTTATGATTTTAATGCAAACTTTAAGATATCTGCGTGTTCACTGTAATCAAAAAATTCTTTGTCTTTTTTATTTTTCCAAGACTTGTATAAAAGTATTCCAAGTTTAGCATCACTAATTACAATTTCCTTGCCACCCTTGGTTACAAATTTCATTCTACCCGATGTAGTGTCTACATCATAGTTTCTTTGTAATGTTCCTTTTCTAACATGACTCAATAAAAACTTAAGCAGTGAATTCATAGCAGAATTCAAGCCTTCGTTGATATCATGTTCTTTGTATTCACTTTTAATTTCGCAAAAAAGTTCATTTACTATTTTATTAAAGTTATTTGTATTCATGATCATAAATATATATTTATAAAAAAAAAACTTCCCATTTGGGAAGTTTTTTTAAGTTTAAAAAACTGGAAAGTTTTTTTTTAGTATTGGAGAATTGCGTAATCGTATGAAAGAGTAAGTTCAACCGTTGAAAACTCACCAGTTGCCCAATCAAGTGTACCTGGATTCATTGCGTTAACAAACGCACCTTTTATTGTCCATTCTTCTACGTAGTCACCAACGGGTCCTAGAACATTAATTGTGAGGTCTTTTTTATAGAAGTCGGCATAACCATTTCTTCCTGTTACCGATTCATGTGAAAGACGAATCCATTCCATTGCAGCCTGTGCTCCAGATGGAACTACCGGATCATAAAGTGTTATTGAGATGTCCTGCCACTCTGCTTTACCTGCTCTAAGTTTTCTTTTGATATTGATATGATCAATTGTTTGAACATCAATATTAAGATTCGGTCTTGCCGTTGCTTTAATAAGATAAGATGGAAGACCATCGATATACATGATAAAACGATTTTGTGTCTTCGGTTCAAATGCCGTAAAGAACATTTCCTGTGTTTCAACTACTTGTGCCATAATTTTATTTCTCCAGTTTTTGTGTTTAAATTATATTCTATAAATATATTACTAATTTTTGAAAAGTTGTTTTTTTCCTTTAATAATAATTATTTACAACATACAAAAATATATGTATTTATTTTTCTTTTCTTAGTTTTTGACCAACTATTTTTGCTGACCCATATAAAACTGCCCCAACGAACTGCATATGTTGTGGTCCTGGCCAAGGAAATGATAATCCTATAACTCCCGTTGCGAACAATGTTAATAGTGCCATACCCTCTGGTCCTGCAAACAATTTACTTAATGTAAAACCCCCACCGAGAGCAAGAATCATATCAGTCATATCAAAATCATAATCTGCGTTGCCTGTGAATGTCATGTTTAACCAAATATAAATTAGTATTCCAGCAACTGCCATACCTGCAATTCGTTTTGTCTTTGGGTGTTTTGCTAAAAACTCATCTAGTTCTTTTAGTTTTTGCTCTGTCCATTTACCAACCTTTGTACTTGCGATATATTCACCAATTGCTTTAATAACTTCTTTATATGCCTTGAATCCTGCTTTTACAATGGAGAATAACTTGGACATACTAAATTTTATTTTAGCAAAAAACTTGAATACAATTTTATTTTTAAACAATTTTATTAAATCGAGTAATTTTACTTTAACTAAAGATTTTAATTCAGATATAAACGACCATATTTTTTTCAACGAAGACGGAATAACCACTTCGTTTAATTTAGTTTCATTTGTAATTTGAATAGAGTCTACAAATTTGCAAAATTCAGTATATTGAATTTCGGATACGATTTCTGTTAAATTCATTTCCACGACTATAAATATATACCAATGCAAAAAAAGACCCTCCATTCGGAGGGTCTTTTTTTATTTTTATTTATAATTACAAATTATGCACCAAACGTAGCACCAGTTGACTGAACATTAAAATCAAGTACAATGTACTCAACAGAACGTGCAGGTTGGATAAAAATTTGACCATACATGATGTTTCTGTCAACCATCTCGGGAGTATTATTGCTATCGTCCATGATTACACGGAAAGCATATAAACCAAGTCTTTGTTGAACATTTTCAAGATAAGGATTAACTATACCCAAGAAACGATTACGAGTTGCAGTTACATTTTGCTCGAAAATTAAGAATCGTGCAGAACTTGCAATGAACTTCTTAAGATTGATAAGCAAACGTCTAACATTAATTCTGTCTAATGCACTTGCATTTCTTTGCAATGTCTTTTGTCCGAAAGCAACAATTCCTTGACCAGGAAACGCAGCGATTGGATTAACCTTACCTTCGTATAATGTGTCTCTTTCTGCAAAATTTAATCTATCCATTACAGATACCGCAGATTCAATTCCACCACGGTTAAGACCTGCAGGTGCAAACCATTCAGCAGAACGTTGATCGTTTGATGCAAAAACTGCCATCATCAACGCACTTGGTGGATAAGGAACTATACGATTTGTAGCAGGATCAATGATCTTAACCCAAGGATAGTAAGTAGCTGCATAGTTAGAATCGAGAGTAGATGCTTGTGATACTGCATCATCGACACGACCTGGTTGATTATGAGCACTTACACAATCAAGAATATAAAAACAATCTTCTCGTGTTTCACAAAGATCAACACCACGATTGATTACAGTTCTATGTAAGTCTAGTGATAAACCTGGAGTAACAATAAGGTTTATATCAAATTCGTCTTGGTTGCTTAATGCTTGAAACGCACGGATATATCCCTGAGTTCCTGGAGAAAAACGACCAGAGCAATCAAGTCCCTGAACATTAGAAGCACTGATGTTTTTTCCTGTTCTAATTGGATGCCCAGGAGCATGACCATCAAAACCTTGTTGAAAACCAACGAGGAATCTTCTAAGTTTACTTGTTTCAATTTCTTCCGCAACCGATGGACTTGTGTCAATAGCACTTACTGCATATTCTTCCACAACACCGTCAACTTCTTCTTTATATGATCCAGGACGATCCATGTAATAACCAAGTCCTGCTTCACCTGCGTCGTTAGGAATTGGAGCAAATAATTCAAGTGTATCTTTTTGTGACCTTGGCAAATCGAGAATTCCATCAGGAGTATCTTCGGTAAATATTGTACCGTTGAAGTAACGACCAGGATTTCTTTCATATTGTGAAACATGACTAAAAATAGGTTGTGGAACTTCAAGACCACCAACTGGAGACATATATGATCCATGTCCGTATGGCATAGCATTTGCAGGAGCAACCATGTCAGGATTCATTTCAATACGAATCCAACGACTTGAATTTCCATAATCTCCATGCTCTGTTACCTTACCACGTGAGTCAATTGTTGTGAAACGATCACCAATTACACGTGCTATGAAGTTAGGACTATTTGGATTAAGTGTTACTGCGTCATAATTTTCAATAACATTTTGTGTTTTATCGTTGTCAAGAAAACCACGTACAACCAAACTGAATGTTCCGTAGTCTGTACCTGCTATACTTCCTGGTGTTCTAACATTATAGATACCAATTTTAATTTCACGATTGGCACTTGTTCCCATGTTACGTGTATAAACTCTAAATAAATCGTATCTACGACCACTTATTTCCTGAGATTGAATGAATGGAGTCACGGCAGGACGACAAGCAAACTCACCACCTTCACCGAATGTTGACAAATCAACTTCTTCTTCACCTTCTGCATTAAGAATTGTGTTTTGGAATTGCATTGTTTCTCCTGCACCAATTGCAGTTTCTACATCACAACTCAAACGATATGTAACACCTGCGTAGGTGTTTGCATATAAACGTTCTTGTTCATTTTCAAAATAAGAATGAAAGTAAGCAGGTTCTACATTCTTTTTTGCAGCTCTACCAAAAATATTATTTAAACTATCAGGATCACGTGGATCGAGTGAGAACGAGTAATCACTTGGAATTTCGTTACCGTTTTCGTCTTCTTTATCACCTACATTTTGAACAACTCCGTCTGAGTCTGTTGTTCTAAGTTTAATAGTAGAACGCAAATTAGAACTTACAACACTATTTCCGTCGGCATCTTCAGTTTCTGTATAAAACATTAAGTCTGTAAGTGAATCAACTTCCGAACCACGGAAACCACTGAGGTCTACAATTGATTCTCCGGATGGAGATGTTATCAATGCGTTTGCTAACACACCGATTACACTATCGTCTCCGACTTCTACTGGACAACTTCCACTTTCAAGTCCGTGATATGCTTCGTATTTTTCGTCATCGACTGACTCAACGGTTGCTTTAATGATAAGAGCATCTTTTTGTTCGTATCCTCCAAGAGAACCAACACGAACAATCGTTACGACTCCTTGTTGCTTTAAATATTCTGATGCTGTAAATGGTTGGTAATATTCACCATCTGCCGTTCCGAATAAATCTTCAAGTTCTGCACCTGAAGTGATGATCGTTGGTGCGTATGCCGGACCTCTATTAAAAGGACCTACGACTGCTCCTCCGATTTGTTGAACTCCTTGGGAAAGAAGTGATGAATCAATTTCATTCGTGAAAACTGCTGGACTAATTGTTCGTTCTGCCATTGCTGGATCTCCTATTTGGGTTGTTGTATTGTGTAATAATTAAAGTTTGACCTTTTTTAGAATAAATATTCTTGAAAATTTTCAAAGTTTAATATTTATAGACAAATAGTAATTATTTTTTAATATATACCCCAAATTGTACATCAATCTCACCTTCACCGTATTTTTCGTGTAATCTTTCTTTGAACAAAACCTCTCGTTTGGTTATGTCACTAAAATCAGAGTGAGCATTGGTTTTCATGTCTGCAATTTCAGTTAAACGAACTTTAATTTGCTTTTCTTCAATTTCATATTCACCAAGTGATAATACAATTTTTTGGTAATCGGAGTTTAATCTCGATATTTCGGATATTTCATCTTTACTTAATTCTATTTTATTTTCCATTATGATAATGATACGCAATTTATGAAATAAAATCAAGTAAATTAAATATTATATTTTAACTATATTTAATTTTACGATTTCAACAGACGATTCATGAATCTGTATATTTAAAGTAAATTCACCGTCAAGTTTTTGTTCAAATACATCTCCGGTATAAAGTTCAATTTCGTTGCCAAGATAATCCCATATAAAAACCTCTTCGTTACTTTCATTTATTTTGGTAGAAATATTATACTTTGCCAACTCAGTTTCAATGGTATAAAATTCTTCATCCATGAGAAGTCTAATTTCATAATTGGACTCTACAGTTTCTATAAAAATACTTTGTTTTTTTCTATCAAGTGTTATATTTTTATTATCAGAATTGGATACTGGATTAGTTTCGTGTTTGAAACTTGTACTATTAATATCATACTCAACTCCCCATACTATCTTTCTTGGTGTAAGTGCCAATTTTGTTGTGCTTTTATTATCAAAAATCTCTGGTAATAAAAACGCGTTTACAGTTGCACTAAATGTAGTAGTTACACTTCGGTCTTCTCCATCTGAAGATTCTACTACGTTTGAAAAACTATCAATTTTCGTTCTAAATTTAAATCCACTTGGATCTCCCCAGTAATCATCACTTGCAAACGTAATCTTTTCTACAAGTGTATTCATTTGCTCTACATATTCTGTGGACATTGTAAAATCATATGTCAGTATAACTCTATCTGGAAATGTTACATTGTGAACTTGGTAAACACGATTTACATCATTTAGTAAACTAAACCTGTCATACATATTCTTAGAATCAAACTTTTTAACAAACGGTACACTTAAATGATTATTTATTGGAGAAAAATCATCATCTTTTGTAACACTGGTTCTTATGAAAATAATCATCGGACGTTGTACCTGTCCTTTTTTGTCACGGAAATATCCATCGTTTTGAATCGCACTCCATCTTTCTGGAGATGCGTGTCTAACTGGTACATTTACAAGAGAACCACCTGCATCCACGACCTCAGGACGAATTACTTTTACAAAATATTCATATAAAATATTATCTATATCAATGAGTGTTATTGAATAATCATCAAATGACTTATCATCAATTGTGTCAGTTCGTAACTTGGTTGCACGATTGTCATCATAATTACTTGATTTAGATTTTTTTAAATTAGATAATTGTTGTGAGTTATCTAAATTGGGTGGTAATTTGCCCAAAGAACTTGTAAACGAATCTTTATTGGTAGATAAATTTCGCAGAGTAACGAACGGATTATTTACAGATTCATATCCCATTATAGTGTCCTATCAGAGATATTTAATTTACTTAGTCTTGATAAATGTGCGTTGCACAATAAACTAAAGTTTTTTTCAGGTTGTCCACCAAGGAATTGGTTTTCTACAATTGCACTTATTTCAAAATACGAATTTTCCCAAAAAATTATATCTCCATTTTCTGGATAAAATTCTTTTATTTCACACAATTTTTGATGAAATCTAAATATAACACCTTTTTTTACATCTGGTCCAAATCCCTCATAATTAGTAGTTTCTGGATCAGAATCAACAAAGCAAGATGTCTCAATTCCAGGATAATAGAATTTATTTATACTCTCACCATATACATTCTCGTTTGTTTTATCAGAATCTACTTTAAATAAAATTATTATTTGCTCTACTATATCTAACATTAGTTCACCTGCAAGACTATTCATTAATCTTACATCTCTTTTTGAATAATACCTACCTCGGGATCTTGACATATCTTTTATCCTATATACAAAAAATTTGGAACTTTTCGCAAATTTTCTTGTAAATTATCAGAAATTTGATTCAAAGATTCACTCGTAGTGCTACGACTTGTTACCTCTAAATCTTCTCTTAGTTCAGTAATAAGTTGCTCTTTTTCAGACGATGCTTCTGACCTCAGTGCATCACCATCAAGTGAGGTTTCTCCACCTGGAATAGGTAAACTTTGATATTTTGAACGAATTGAACCGAGAAGTTCTTTACACAACGCAAGATAATATTTCATAATCCATCGTTTTCCTACATCATTTATTGTTGCAAAACTATGAAACTGATATGGAACATTACTGACATCTGTTATGGAGTCAGTTGAAGATGTAAATGACACATCATCGGATATGTTGCTTTTTTGCAATACGGATTTTGCAGTTCCATCGTTTAGTCCTGTGGTTGAGTTGTCAACTACAACTTGTTCTGTTGTTTCTTCCGTGACATCAGTTTGATTTTTAGGCATTACATTAAATTCATCTGCATCAACATACCCCTGTACAGCTGCTATATCTCTTTCTCGTTTAAATACATAATCAAAATACAAAGTATAATCTTTAGTTGGAATTGGAAAAATTGTTAACTTATTATTAATAAGTTCAAAACTATACGCACTTCTTCGTATTTGTTCATTGAATTCAATTGCCTGTAATCTTAGTAAATCTTCATTAATAGGACGGAGTAGAAATTGTGTTCCTCTTGGTGACATCCCACTCCACCCAAACTCACTTAGCATATTAGAAGCAGACATTCCCGAATTTGACATTGGGTCGTAAATTTTATTTATACTAGGTGGTGGTTCGTGAAATACTCGTTTTACTTCTATTTTTTCAAGTTTTCTTTCACCTGTACGTGGGTCTTCATAATAATAATTAAACAAACCCTGTAAATCATATGTTTGTACCCCATTTTTGACATCAAGACCTGCCCGTCTCCAATCAACATTACCACCTGTACCAACTTCTGCTCCGTATGCCTCGGATAGTTTTAAATAAAATGGAAGTGGTTGTGTCTGTAAAACCGATGTAGTTAAATTAACACTCGTTGATGTGCCACGCAAACTATACAAATTTTGCTTGATTGAAAATTGATTAATTTGTGCACTGTATTCAGTAACTGCCTCTTCATAACAAGCATAAAACTGCACATCTACCATCTCAATATCAACTATTGGATATCCAAGTCGTGTAGCTGCCCACGAAGCAGACTTTTGAGCAAATGAAACGAATTCCGGATCATTATCAAAAAAACCAAAAGGAGTTTTTCCCACAGGAGAAGTGGTCTGCCCATCCCAACGAACTCTTTCTAGTTCATGTAACTGATCATTGGGACTTTGACTTTCTTCCTCGTATTGTTCGTTATCTTCCATGTCAATAAATATTAGATAGAAATATATTACCTCGTAAAAATAAATTATATAAACATATACAAAAAAAGAGAGGTCCCGAAGGACCTCTCTTTAAATTTTGATCGTTTGCTCTAAGATTAAACTTGATCTGCGTTTTCAACAGAGAGTTTACCGTAGAATTCAGGACGAACCATCTTCTTAGCATAACGAGTCATTACACCACGACGTGGAGTAAAGTTGACTGGATCGTATACTAATGGAGTTTGGATCAACGGAATATACGGAGCATAAACTGCACCAGTTTCAAGGAAGTTTGCACCTCTGAAACCTACGAGAACGTCACCACTTGTCATGTATGGGTTCTTGTAAACTTGGAAACGGTTGTTTAATGCACCGACTTTAGTAACACCCATTGCAAACTGAGACTGATTTCCGTCTGTGTCAGCAGCGTATCCTGGAATACTTTCAAGAATTGTAGCAACTTGTGGAGAACAAACCAAAAAGTTTGCACCACCACGAAGAGTCAACTGATGAATTGTGTTACTCATCTTTTGAATCTTTGTTCCTAATTTTTGAAACATAGTTCCTTGTGTTTCACCACCTGCGAGTGCTTGTGCAGCGTTAAACGCAGTTGTGTCCACTGTTCCTGCTTGTGTGATAAGCATATCAAGAATTTCCAAATCAATTTCCATTGAAACGTACTCGGAAAGAAGAGAAGTCAATTCTGCTTCTGCGTCAATACTATGATAAGCATTAAGGTCTTGTGCCAACTCAGGTGTCCACACTGCTTTCAACTTACGTGTCTTTGCAACGATTGGATCACTTTTAAGTTCCAAGTTAACTTCAGGAATACCAGCATCTTGTGATCCTGTTACTGCACCTTCAGTTGCATCTTCAGCTGCTTCAAAGTCACCACGTGTGATATCTGTTGTTTCAACATGATAGTGAAGTGTTCCGTCAGCAGTTGCTTTGTTGTCTGCGTCAAGAGCAGACTCTGCTCCTCCACCGTCTACAACCTTAAATGCACGAACACCATCAAGGTCTGCGTCTGTTGCTACGTCAACTCCAACTTCTTGACCAGTTGTAATAGCAACTTTTTGATCATTAAGAGAGTAACCATGACGACCTCCTCCGTAAAGACCACCTTCTGCTTTATCGGTGGACTTAGTTGCTCCAGAACCACCGAACAAACTACCACTTGATTGACGTGATTGTGCTGTTCCGTATTTGAAGTCTAAATAGAAAATCAATCCTGATGGAAGATTCATTGGTTGAACCGAAACGAATTCCTTCGCTGCGATTTCTGCAAATACACGACGAACAAGAGGAAGTGCCACTCCACTCCATTCTTCTGATCCATTGGATGTTCCTGTACGTGAACCCTCATCGATCAATTGCTTTGCCTGATTTTCGAGTAGAATTGCCATTCCACTTTTTTCTGTATCTGTACCGATACCTTCTAATAAACCAGTCTTTTCCCACTTTGAAACTAAACCACGGGTTTCCGCCATAAGTTTTTGTTGAGGATTCTGACTGTCCTTTAATAATTTACTAATCTCGCTCATTTTATTATTCCTTTTGAATTATGTTTTGTTTTTAACAGTTTAAATTAAACTATCCCTGCAAGTTTTTTGAATCGGTTAGCAAGTTCATTGCCTTCTGATAAAATCTGCTTGGATGGTTTAGTTGATTTGATTGCCTTTGAAGCCATTCCTTCTGAAATAGACTTGGTCTCATTATGCTTAGTACGTTGTGTACGTTTAGCACGTGATTCCACGACTTGCTCGGAACGTTCATTTATTGAACGGAACGACTCACCAAGGGTTGCATAGACAAGTTTTGCTTCACGAACGTTTTTCGTTAAGTCGAAACTTTCTACTACTTTTAATTTTTGTGATTCCACTAATACAAACTCTTTAAACAATTTATTTGTATAAAGAAGTTTTGCATTCAACAAATTCACTTCATTCAACTTACCACGCAAATATTTGTAGACCTTGCGGTATTCTTCGTTTTCTTTTTGAAGTTTGTCATTTTCAGTTTTCAGTTCTGATAAATCTGAATCGTCAATCTCTTCTTCAATATTAGACTCTTCTTCGAGTTCTTTGAGAATTTCTTCAAGATTGATTTCTTCGTCTTCTTCTTCATCGTCTTCTGAACATGAACTTTCTTCAAGTGACTCTTCTTCAGATTCTTCTTCGGTTTCTTCTTCATCGGATTCTTCTACAATCTCGATGTCGATTTCTTCGTCAAGTTCTTCTGATTCTTCGTCTTCTGATTCGTCCGAATCTTCAACTTCTTCTTCTTCGGTTAGACTTGAACCCTGTGGATCATCGCAGTCTTTACAATCTGCTACGTCAACATGGTTTTCGGTTTTTCCGATTTCGGAAGAGTCAGATTGTTCTTCAACTGATTCGTCTGATTCGTCTTCTTCGTCTGATAGTTCAACTTCGTCTTCTTCACTAATTTCAAGTTCTCTTTCGAGTTCTTTAATGATATTTTCGAGATTGATTTCGTCGTCAGATTCTTCATCTTCACTTTCATCGTCTAAGTCAAGCTCCTCTTCGTCTGCACTAGCAACTTCTTCAGATTCTTCTTCAGATTCTTCGGATTCAAGTTCTTCTTCGGATTCTTCGGATTCAAGTTCGTCTTCAACAGAGTCTTCAACAGAGTCTTCGTCGTCTTCGGAATAACTTCCTTCTTCAACTTCTTCTTCTGCGTCTTCACTTGCTTCAACTTCTTCGTCCTCAGATTCTTCAGAAACTTCAAGTTCTTCAGTTTCTTCTGATTCTTCTGCGTTCTCTTCTTCGGATTCTTCGGCATCTAAATCCTCGTCTTCTCTTAACTTTTTCGTAAGCATACTCTGTAATCTTGGAGCGAATGCTTCTTCTAGAGCAAGACGAGCATTTGCCAATGCCGTTTCACGGACTGCTTTTGCATCTGCGATTGCTTCTTGTAATAATTTACTCATTTTTTTTGTTTTTCCTATTTTTTCTAAAGTTATTATTAAACTTTAATCGATGAAACCTTTTTATGACGTGTTTCCAATAGTGTGGAAGCATTTGTAAGATAAATATATACTTACGTATGAAAATATTTTAAAATATATAAAAAAATTTAAAAAATTTAAAAAAAAAGAGAAGAAATCTTCTCTTTTTTAATTTTTATTTCTAAATTTAATAGATATTATAGAACTTTTCGGGTACCCGCTATACGACTTAGTCGTTCGGACAATGTAAGTTTTGACCAGTCATTTGAGATTGTGTATGTTTTACCTGCAATTTCGATTTTAGAATCATCTTCATTGGATTCCTTTACCTTATATGACTTACCATCTACTTCAAACTCATCGTCACCGTCTTCCTTTGCCTTAGTAACAGCTGCACCAAATGCGTTGCCCTCTTCAACATCTTCATCACTTTCTGCATCAGACTCTTCTTCACCGACAAATTCTTCCGTGTCTTCTTGCTCTGTGATTTCTTTTTTTTCTTTTAACTTATATTTTTTACCACCCACTTCAAATTCGTTTTCGTTGTTTTCACGTGCAGCCTTTACTGCGGCCCCAAATGCGTTGCCTTCTTCTATTTTTTCATCATCGTCAGATGAATCATCAGAGTCTGTTTCATTTTTTTGCTTTTTAAGAATTGCTTTCTTGAGTGGTTCAGGAAGTTTTTCTTGTGCTTTAGTGAGTCCTTCATCAACACCCTCGTCAGATGAGTCATCAGAGTCTGTTTCATTTTTTTGCTTTTTAAGAATTGCTTTCTTGAGTGGTTCAGGAAGTTTTTCTTGTGCTTTAGTGAGACCTTCGAATAATTCTAATTCAGAAATTACTTCTTTGATAATTTTTTTTAGTTCGGTTCGTGTGATTTTCATAATAAATTATAGTTTATATTGGTTTTTAGAAATTTTTGCTCAAAAATAGTTTATTGTAGTTTTTAAGTAAAGATTGATCATCGTGTTCAAATTCGGTTGTGTGGGAGCAAGTCTGCTCAGTCAAAAACTTAATTAATAGTGTTTCTACTTGATGAAGTTCATCTGTTTTTAATTCATATAAGTTTGAATTTTTATTTTGGGCATCTTTCACTATTATTTTTGAAAACTTAGTAAATAAACCTGGATCAAACATAGAACTTTTTCTTTTATTTTTTATATTTTCTAGTATAGGTTGAATTGTGTTTTCATTTATGTCAACTGATTCAATAATAGATGTTACACTTTCAGAAATTAATTGTTCATTTAAATTAGTTAAAATCTTATGGTTGTTTCCACGGATTCTACTTAATGAATCTGACACAGACATTGTATATTCCATCAACTCTCCATAAAATTCAGCAGATGGACAGAACTCATATATTTCTACTTGACTTCTATAATGTCCACCGAACCTAGATTCTAAACATGGATTGAATTCTAAATTATTGTTTTTTGCGTAATCGTTTGCATCCGATGTAGTTCCAGTTAAAATTGTTTCAGTTACATATCCGTTGAATCCTAAACTTTTTTTGTTTAACTTTCCAATGATAGTATCTTCAAACTCAATATTTTCAAGCAAATGCTTTTGTACAAGATTCTTAATTTGTTGTTTCTTCATTTTTTGTTTCCTGTGATATTTCAAAGTAACGATTGAGAATATTACCCATATCCTCATATAGACCTTGCATACGTTGTGTAAAAATTTGTCGTTCGTTTGCAGTTTTGTGAAACTGCTTTGCCAGTGACTTTAGTTCATTTAAGTTTCTCTTTACACTAACTGCATCGAACCAATCATCAGTTTCACTCAACATATACTTAGATGCAGACGAAACAATATTGCATAAATCTTCTGCAATATCTATGTCACTTATATTTGTATTTATGTATTTTTGGTAATTAGTAAATTTATTTACCTTTTCTCCAGTTTCTTGTTTCTCTCCAGTAGACAATGTTTCATCAGAAAACAAAGACTCAGTTAAGATGTCATCAGAAACTTTTATTGATTTTAACTCGTCTACTAAAACTTCTTCTATTATTTTTACAAGTTCTTGTTTTTTCATTTTGAAGACTCTCCAATTTCCCCGAGGATTTCATGTATTATAGATTCAACATTGCAAAATTTAGTACAAACTCTACCAGATGTTATTGTTTGTTCTTGGTTTACAGATTCATTCATAGCAACGGGTTCTAAAAACGCACCCCGTGTTGACGGGTTACTTACAAAGTCAAATGCAACCAACTCAAAGTCATCGTTAACAAGTGTCTTGCCCTCGGATTCACGTGTAGTTCCCATACCACGTGAACTTATTCCAAGTGTAATTCCTGACTTAAAAAGTTCTTTTAATATATTTCCTGCTGGTGTACTCAAAACTTCTACTTTTCCAAGAAGACTATCACCGTCCCACCACATCTTAGTAACATTGTGACTTACATTCTGTAGATTAACCACACTGCTTTCTGGGTGGTCTAATTCTCCAAGTGCCCGTTTGTCGTTAATTAGTTCTTGGTACTTAGTTGCTTCTCTCTCAAGTAAATTTCTTCCATACACACGACCATTTTGATTTTGCTCTTTTGCTTTTTGCAGAATACCTTGCACAACAAGGTTTCCGTTGTTTTCATTTATACTCTCGTTTATTTGAGTTCTATTAAACTCAAATGGCATGGTTGATACTAAAACTTGCTTTGTCATATTATATAAGTATATATCTAAAAATAAATATTTATATCTATTTAAGATAAAGTTTTAATATATACTAAAATCAAATTTATATTAAATAGACGAATTGCTTATATCATCCAAGGAAATATGTTCTTCAAGAGTATTATTTGTTTTAATTTCGTTAGAAGATTCGTTTGATATTGCTTTGTTTTTTATCAAATTTATTTCATGCGTACAAGATAAACTTGCAGATGTTAATGACTTAATAACCTGATCAATGCTTGATTTAACACCTTCGAGGGTTTTTGTAAGATCGTTTGAACTAAAACCAACACCCTCTTTTATAGTATTACAACTAATTGAATATCCATATAGATTTGTTTCTGTATTTTTTTTCAATGTTACACTTAGTTTAGAACTATCACACGATGTAGTATAATTCACACCGTTTGCTTTTTCAGTCCAATTTGATGACAACGAGTTTTTAAGTTCTGTTGTCCATGCATCTGATTTAGTTTTTTTGGGTTCTGCTGATTTCTTTGATGAAAATTTTCTTTCTAAATTACCCGCATTTATTATATCTAGTCTTGTGCAATCTTCCATTTTATTACCTCATATTTCTAAGTTTATCGGTTATCTTAAATATTCTTTCTTCCATACGACCAATAAACTTACTTGTTGTTTTCCAATATTTTTTACTATCGGTTTTTGTTTCGTTTTTAAACTTCTCTGCAACAACAATTAGTTTTTCAATTTCTCTTAAATTTTTATTTATCTCACGAATAGTTACACCAATTTTTTGCACAGGAGTATAATCCGGATGATCTCTAAATAAATGAAATAGACTTTTACCTTCACTTATTGTATTGTTGTTATCTTCATCCGTAATTTCATAATCAAAAACTTCAGCACGATTCTTTATATTTTTTTTATGTACATCCTCGTCAGATGATTTATCAAATGCAAATGGTGTAGAATATCCGTCAACATTAGATGTTGAATTTAGTTCACTTACTTGTTTTTTTATATAAAGACGAATTAAATCTCTAAATTTTTTTTCAACTAGATTCATGCTTCTTTAATTCTTTAATTAATTCGTATGACATAAGTAATGTAGTTACCTGAGAATCTTTTACCACACGACCTTCACGAATATTATCTAACTGAGTTACTACTTCGTCTAATTTGATGGAAACAACTTTATCATCGATAATTTTATTTTTAAGAGAAACTAATTCTTTTTTAACTTTTGGAATTTCTTTGTTTATGTACTCTCTCAAACTATTTGTATTTGAAATATTATTGATATAGTTTTTTAGTAAAGTTTGTTGACTTTCATCTAAACTACTATATTTTTTATTGAAATTATTAACAAGTAACTTATAACTGATAAGTCGTAGATCTTCATTTTGCTTTTCGTACATTTCAACCACTTCTTCATTTTTAACCGAACTTGTTTTTTGATTTAGTATGTTTCGTACAATTGTATTTTTTGATTCATATATCTCTTTTGGGTCACAAAATACAGTGGGTGTCTTACTTTCAAATAACTTGTATATACTTGCATAGGTCTTATAATTTCTTATCTTAGAACGAAGAAAGTCATCCATTGGATAACTACTCTTCATCTCTTTAACGAGATTGTATCTAGCATTGCTTAATTCAGATGAATTTAGTTTAGAGTGAGATTGTACAACTACATCAAGGAACTTCTCTGCCGATGATTCGTCTGAAAAAGTTTCTTCCATTAGAAGTTGATATAATCGTTGCTCTTGACCTAGTACCGATTCTTCGGAAAAGTAATTACGCATAAGTTCATTGGCATATGACTTTTTGTTATCGTTTAATATATCCGCAGTAATTTGTCTTACTAATAACTCAAATAATATGCCGGTATTTTTAAATTTGCTATGTTTTAATTTTTTCACGTGAACTTTATGATAATAATGTATATAAATATAAATATAGTTAATATTTCTTAAATTTAATTATCATGCTAATTTTATTTTAATCTAACTTAACTTCTTTTTCTAAATTTTCCACAAAATTTTTAACAGATTCTTCTGTTTCTACAAGTAGTTTTTGTGTATCTCCTGTATGCTCTGATTGTTTTCTTGTAAGAAAATCATCTAACTTTCTTAAATCAGATTCTAATTTTAGTGGACTTTCAGTTGTTCTTCCTGATATGTGTCTTTCATCTGCCCCAAGTGGATCACGTCCCATTGGTTTGTCATCTGGATGATCGTATTTTTTGTTTTTGTTTTTTCGTTTCTTTTCTTCTTTTCGTTTTTGATGCACTTTGTCATCTATATCAGATTCACCAAAATTAAATGAATTGTCATTGTCTTCGGAGTCTTCATCATCTGCTTTATTATCTTCTGCCGCTGGATCAGTTCCTTCGTTTTGAATACTCTCTAATCTAAAAAATTCTTTCGCATCATCAACAAAATCTTTGCGAATTTCTGCAACTTCATCTTCAGCAAGTCCAAATATTTTATCATAAACCCACTCTTTTGAAAACATTTTAGCATCAATCATATCACGGGCAGTATTTAGTTTTTCTGATAATATTCTGACTCGTTCTTCTTCAAATATAGTAGACGGATTGGTAAGTGATAAATTAAAATCAACCAATTTACTGTCTTTATATCCCTGTGAATATAAGTGAACTACTGCAATTTTAGTTAATTCACTTAGTAATATTCGTTGCACTCGTTCAATTGTTCGTGCAAATCGAATATCCTCGGCCGCAAGTGTTGCTTTACCTGTTATACCTTCTTCGTACCCTAGAAATGCTTTTGGTACTTTAAGTGCCGCCATCATTTTGTTTTTAACATATTCAATATCTTCTGTTCCATCATATGTCATTCCACCCAGACTTTCTATGCGTGTCCCACTGTCACCACCCCGTACAGGTAAAAAGAAATCCTCGGTCATATTTTGTAAATTGAATTTAAGGTTATAGTCACCTGTTTGTTGATCTACGTATGGAACTTTTTTCATTTTATTGATCACCTTCTGCATAAAGTTATCAACTTCATTCGGAGGAATGTTACCAATATCAATGTAAAACATTCGTTTTTCAGGTGCTCGCATTATTCTGTGAATAAGCATGGCATCTTCCATCAATTGAAGTTGTTTCCATGAACGACGTGCCGATTCAATCATACTTTTTCCATATGGTAAGAAGTTTGTATCACCGAGTAGTCTGAAGTGAGCAATTTCGTAATTTTCATACGATGCTTTATTTGCACCCTCTTGTTTGAAACATACATACGCAGGATTTTCAGGATCCAAATCTTCAATTCTTGTCATTTCATATGTAGAAATTGGTTTAACATTCAAGACTCCGTAGTCAGGTTCAATTTCTAAATGCAGATAAAAATCTCCATATTTACACATATTCCTAGTCCACCCCCATAAATTAAATTCGATATTTAATATTTCATAAAATAAATTTTCAAGTATACCTTTTACGTTGGAATCTTGACTTGATATTTTTAAAACTTCACCAAATTCACTTTTAGTAGTACATTCATCGGAATAAATATCCAATGCACTTGATAAAATTGGATCGTTGTCCATTACATCATAATCATTGAATAATTCAAGTCTTGCTGTTTGAAATCCTATATTGTTGTGCATACTTACATAATCACTATACATTGTATGCATTCTATTATACTTATCACGTACACTACTAGAGTGTTGAATATCATCAGTATCAACTACTTTTAATTTTTTTCCACCTACATTTCTAACTATAACATCAGAAGAAAATAAACGTTTAAGTCCGGCAAATAATTTGTTTTTTGGTTTAGCCATTTTTTTTACTTATAAGATTATCATCTTAGATTATACAATTGAGTATGTCAAGTTTATACATCAATTAAACTCACTTGCAGCTCCTATGATGTCACCTCCATCAAATCCTTGGAATGGTCCAAGTGGATTCTTTTCTTTTTCTAAACGATCAATATTTTTTTCACCTGAATATAAAACATATTCAACGGTGTCATCCACTATCAAAATTAAGACACTTATATTCCAACCTGTTGTATGTATGGTTTTTCTAAAATTCAGTATATCCAGAAATACACTTCCTTCTCTTTTGTTTTTTATTCGTTCCAAATTTATTTCATACGCAAGTCCATCTTCTCTTGCAGATAGCATCTTTAATACACCAACCGGAAGTTCTATTTTGTTGAATAATGTATATCGTGATGGACTATCTAACTTAAACTTGGTCATAACATCAAGATATGTTAAACGTTTAACATTAGGCATATTTTCTAAATCAAGACCCATTGAAACCAGGTATTCATACTTGGTTTCACCTGGAACAATACCGTCAACTAAATCTTCAACTTGCATATATGTTTGAAATGCAGATTCTGTGTATACTCCCTTGGTCGGTAGAAGTGATTGCGTTGTACATCCTCCTGTTAATAATATTCCGATAGTTATGAGTATATTCTGCGTTTTTTTCATATTTGTGTTTCCTGTTGATTTTACTAAAATAGCCAATTTATATTTTCTTTTTTGCCATGTGCTGTATTAATTTCATATGGATTTGTAGATAATCCCGATTGACCGAATGGTGTAGAGTCAAGTTGAGTTGAACTTCCCATGTAATCAAATAAAGACTTTTGTGTTTGAACATTTTCACTTCTAAACCTCAATGCAGTATCTCTAACCCACAAACCCATACACAAACTAAGTGTTAAGTCATCGTTGTATCCTTGCATTGCCTCTGCACGTTGACCGTTCCAAACGAAAGTAAATAATTCTTCTACCATTCTCTCCGAGAAAATTTCCACTTCTTTCTCACGTATGTAACTTTCCATTTTAGAAATTATAAGTGGTCTTGTTTTAATTGAAGTAGTAAATCCAGGAACTTGCTTTTTTTCCATACGATTTATTTTGTTTGTGTGTTGTGTCAACTCATCAATATACTGATAATCTCTCTGCGTGTAGTACAAATTAGCATATCCTTTATCAATAATCTGTTGTAATACTGCCCATCCTATATTTGCATTTTCAACTACAAGTAACGCATTATTAAACTCACTGGCAACTGCTACTAATAAGTTTCCATAATCTTTTGTCTCAATGTCTCCCTTAAATTCTGCTACTTGTCTCACATTATCTACATCAAAAACATGAAATGCACTTTTATCACGACCATCACCTCTTGCAACATCAGCCGCAACCACATAGTGCTTTGCGTGATTTGGATACTCCCACATCCAATATTCTTTGTTTGCTCCTCGTTTTTCAATTGGTTCTTTTGTCATGTTATTTTTGTACCAATCAAGAACCGAAGCATCCACTACCGAACGACCACTGCTAATAAAGTCGCAATCACATTCTTGAGCAGCGTCTTTTTCACCGAGATTTTTTGTTTGTAAATCTCTCCAAGTTTGATCTCTATCCGGATGCAATGACCAATGCAAATTGATAGGATTAAATTCATTTGATGCGTCTTGTGTCCCAACCCAAGTTTTATGGAAAAAATTACCAATTCCGTTTGGAGTTGATAATAATATAGACCTACCACCAGTTGTAATTGTTGATTGTGATGCAGTCCATATTTCTTCCATGTTCGTAATAAACGCACACTCGTCAACGATAAGCAAACTCAATGAAGATGAACGAGATGCATCAACACTGCTTGAAGCTGCACGTATGTTACTTCCATTTTTGAAACGCATACTGAGTTTATTCTTTTCAGTACACTCACTGCGTAACCAAGATGGTAGAAAATCTGCCATATGAGTCACCTTGGTAACAATGTTCTTTGCCGTTTCTTGATTGATCGCAATACACAATATAGATTTATCGGTGAAGAATGTCATCAACCACAAAGCATATCCAGATACAAGTGTGGATATCCCCATTTGTCGTGCTTTTAGAACAATGTTAAATTGCTCATCACGAAAACTTTCAAGAGTTTTAGTTTGAAAGTCGTATAAATTAAATGGAATTGTACCCAACGTTGGATGTTGAATTTTACAATACTTCTTCATAAAATATGCAGGTGACTTTAAGCACTCGGCATATTCTTGTTTTATTAATTCTCTTAATGGTAATTTGCCCATTAAAGATAAATATGTATATATTTAATTTTCTATAATATAAAAGTTAAAGGTATCGTCGAAACTTTTATATTTAAGTATCAACAAAATTCAAGTAATTCAGAATCTACCTTTTCTAAACGGTCATCTAGTTCCTTTAAATCAGACTCAAGTTCGTTTAATAATTCTTCTTTGTTTGGTAGATTCCATCTTTCAAATGATCCGTCTTCGTTTAGAAAGTCTGAATCTTTAGTAATATGTTCTTTTGATTCAACGAGTCTAATACGAGTTTCTGTTAAAAAACTTTTTTCATTTTCTAACATAGTTTTTTTCTCGTATGCTTCGTATGTTCCTGCTTCTTTTAATTTTTGTTCGTATTCTTGTACACAATCAAAGCACATTCCTTTCATTGCAAGCATTCTTTTGTCTAAATTCTTAGTAGGATCAACAGTACAAAGTTTTTTTGGGCAGTTAGGTGCTTCTCTTAAACTTTTACGAACCGTGTCCATTATAGTCTCAGTTCTTACTTTTGAGTTACTTCCAACCTGCTTCCATTCTTTTCCATCTTTGTCAGTCCAAACTTCTCCTGGTTGACGAATAACAAGTTCTTCAACTTCTCCTTCATATCCATGTACTTTTGGAAGTTCCTCACCCTCAAATAATTTACGTGATCTACCAATCACATATTTCAAATCGTCTTTATCCATTTTAGCCATAACACTTATTATTCCACTTTTATTTAGTTTTGTCAAATACTAATATAAATTTTTAAACTTTTTGATACATTCATCTAAGAAAATATTTATTAAAAAATTTTCATAACGAAACCGATGTTTCTTTCTTTGTGTATCTGTTAAATCATACTGCATAAAATATAATTTTTCACAACAATCTTCTTTTTTCCTAAGTCGGTCTGATATTGCTATTGTTATTTTTTTAATAGAAGCATATTCTTCACCATACCCATACAAATAATAAACACATAATGAAACATTTTTAGCTTCATCGTTTATTGCATGAACAAATTCTCTATCAAGATATGTTATCGGTTGTGGAAGAATTGTCTTCTGTGATGTACGAAATCGTCTAGAAACATCACTAACAAGTTTCTCAATTTCCATTTCTTTCAGATAAATGTTTCCATTCAACTTGATCACGATAAAATCTCCTATATAATAATCGTATATGTACCCTGCTTTGCTACAAAGTTTGACTTTAACATAACATTTCCGATTACCACATCTATGAGTTTAATCATATTTACCCTTCTTAAAATCTTTTCTATCGTATGATTTCTTACTCTTCATTGGTCTACTTTTGGGTAAGGTTTCTTTTCGTACTTTTTTATATGCGTCCAGTTTTGTCATCAACTTTTTCTTTTTAGACTCCGACAATTTTTTTATTTTATGAACAAGCATTTTGATGTATTCTTTTTTACTACCACGACCTTTAAAATATGGACTTTGATCACTAAGCATTTGTGCAATATCAAGCATTGCTTTTAATTCTTTTACATCTTCTTCATTTTCTTTGTTTTCATTCATTTCAGTCCATCCTGTTTTTGGTACAAATTGATATCTTTCAAGTTCAACACCCTTTGGAGATAATACCATCAAAAATTCGTTTCCTTTAGCACGAACTTTTTTGAAAGTAAATTTGTCGTTTGGGTATTCTTGCTTCCACTGTTTCTTTATTTCGTTTGCAGTTTTGTAACTAATCTGCTCCGATATGGTTGATTCCGTTGGTACTTTTTCAGGTAAGTCATCGTGTTTTGTTTTTGCTAGTTTTTTGGCATCCTTTTTGGTCATCCCACTTGCGATTTTCTCAATCTTTGCGTATAAACCACTACCTACATCAGTCTTTTCCAATTCACCATTATTGTATGCGTGTACCATTCCGAATAATCTCTGTTGTGATTTAGAATTTGCTTTTTCATTTATTGGTCCATCGAGTTTTGTGAATTCTACATAGTACAAATCTTTTTTTGGTAAATGAAAAATCTTGCCACCAACTTTATCTGTGTGATTTAAGGCTTCTTTTTTATCTTTGAAGCAAAATGGTTTTAGTTTTCCGTTAACATAACGTGCAGATACTTCTAATTTAGAATCGTTAACACTTAATGTATAAACTCCGTGTTTTTTCAGTACACTTGACTCATTTACCTTTTCATTTTCCTTGTTTCGTACTCTCTTTAGTCTTTCTTTTTCTTTAAGTTTTACCACCGGCATAAGTTTTCTTGAAATCTTATTAAGAACTGCCTTTTTAGATACGAGTTTCTTATCAATCATTTCTTTCTGACTCAATGACAAATTAGAATATTTTTTTCCTCCTGTCATTTTTTTTACGATTATATTTTTTGCAGTTTTATCTGCCACTTTTTTAAGTTGATCGGTAGTCTTCATTCGTTTTGCACGAATTCTTTTTTTAATGGCACGTTTCCGTGCAGTTCGTTTTGCAGATCTTGCTAATTTAATTCTAGCTGCTCTTGACAATCTTTTCTCGGATACACTCACAATTTAAAACCTCATTATTCCCATAATTTGATTTATAGGAGCAAATGTTCCCGTGAGTTTATATGTTCCACCTTTATATTGAAATACAACTCCTTCACTTGGTGCGATTACTTTTGCTCCACCAATCGCAGTTAATCTATCAAGATTTTTGAAAAGTTTTGCTATATCTTTTTTAAACTTATCAGGTGATTCCACCGAACTAATCTTTTTTGCTTTTAAAGTTTTAGTGTGTGCATCGAGTGCCTTTGCTATATCATCACTTCCACCAGCAGCCACAAATCCTTTAACATTTTGCAGAACTTCTGCTCCGAGTTTTAAAAATATGAATTGGAAAGGCCACATATTTGCTTCAAATTGCTTTACCGTGTCTTCTTTTTCAAACTTGGTAACCCAAGCAAGCAACTTGGGTTGTTCAGATAATTCTTTTTTAATTGTAGTAATTTTATTAGACTTATCGTTATATGCCCAACGACCAATAAGTGCTTCGTATACTTTTGCAGGAAATATCTCTTTTAATTTGCTTTGTTGCTTATTCAAAAGATTTCTCCACCACGCATCGTGATACTTCATTACTTTATCGTTGTCTTTTAATTTAAATTCTTTTTTAAGTTTGTCAATCATCGCAGAATATTTTTTAAACGAATCACCAAATGTTTTGCTTTTAGGAAGTTCCACTACAATTGGTGCATTCAACGAATACCGACTTTGAACATCTGCATTGATTTGTTTGAGCATTCCACTTAACATACGAGCAGAATCTTTTAATTCACTTGTTATGTCGTTTCCATCAGAATCTTCTGAAACTGGTTTTCCTGCGGAATTGTATGCTTGTGTTCCGTGAAAAACCAACATATCTACATTTTGAGGAATAACATTCTGTGTAGCAGGTGTCATAACCTCTATGTTCATAAATCGTTCACCTTCTTTAAATACTTTATTTTTTTGTGCATCGGATAACTTTGAAATTGCTGATTCTAAATCTTTAACTGCACTTACGAACGCATCACGAATGTTTTCAGGACGATCCGCAAAAATGTTTTCAAACTGAGTAACATCAGGTGCAGCTGCACCTGCGTTTTTCAAATGACCTTGGTTTCTCGCCGAGACCAACTTTCCATCTTTCCAAGAGAACATCAAATTTTGACCATCAAGTTTTTCAGTAACTTCCTTTTCAACATTAAGTTCACCTGCAAGTGACCTACGAATCATTTCTTTTAAATCGGCAAACGTTAAATCTTTATCATCAAATGGGTGACTCATATGACCAGCTGCACCACCTTCACTTAAAAGTTTTCCTTCACTTACCTGCCCATGAACTCCTATCTTTATCTTATCTTGCTTTTCGTTTTTTTCTATATCAATGACGTTATCTGTTTTTAAATTTTCATCACCTTGTTCATCTTTTTTACGTATAGAATCTTCCGCACCAATGAAATCAACGAGTTTAAATCCTGCGGTTTCTGCGACTTCTTTAATAAAATTAAACCAAGCATTATATGCTTTTAATGTTTCTTCAATATTAATTTGATTAGTAGGTGAACCTACATCAATGGCACCTGCTGGATAATAAGAAACCGCCGGAACGGGTCCAGAATATTCACCAAAATGACGATAGTCTCTATCTTGACCTACATTGTTTTTTCCAAGTAAGTAATTTAATACATCATAACCAATATCAGTTGCATCATTATTAGCAAACTTTCTGTAATTACCCGAAGTATAAAATCCACTTGGTCCATCATCAACCATTGATTTACCCTGTGAAGATATTGAACTTATTTCATTTAATATACTTGGAAGTGTTTCAACAAGTTTTTCAAACTTTGGATATTCATTTAGAAAATTTTCAAAAATTTCTTCGTTTTCAAATAATGTTCCGAACTTCTTAGTGAGATACTTAAATATTTTTTCGTCATACCAACCGAACAATTCTTTAAATGCAGTTTTTTTAGTATCCTGATCAAATGTAGTTTTTCCAAGTAATTCTCGTATCCTAGTTCCACTTACTTCTTTTCCTAAAACTTTTATGCTTACATGGGGTGCGATCATTAAGTATGCACCATCACGATAACCCACTTCTGCTTTTCCTTCCCACGGACGGAAGAACTTTCCTTTGCTTAATCTATCTGCATCTTTTTTTCCAACTAAAAAAACAGCAGATGTGGTTTTTTCATCGTGTCGTTTCAATATCTCTTCTGCTTTATATGGATTTTTAACTTTGGAAATGTTTCGCACACCGTGCTTTGCCCATATTAATTTCTTTGCATTATAATCCAACGGACTATCAATAGAATTCGTTTTATCACTTGTTGCAACCCATGCTTCATCGAATTGCTTTTCAAACCATTTATATGTCTTATAGTGATGCAATCCAGCAGGTTGAAATCTACCAGAATATATTCCAATTACTTTTTGTATGCTTGATTCTTCTGTGAGAATATCATTTACCATATACTCGGTTAACTTACATACATAAGAAGATTTGTTGTCAATCGGGTTCATTACTTTTTAACTATCTCAGATAATATATTACGAATTTGTTTTCTAAGTTTTTGTTCGTACACTTTTCGTGTAACGAAGTTGTTAAATTCACCTTTTGTCATATTTGCAAGTTCATCTGCCATTTCTTCAAATCCTTTTCTTTTCAAAAACTTAATAACCTTGTCTTTTGCTTTAAGTATGCTTGTATGTAATCCAGACATAAAATTAAGTGCTTTTTTGTATTCAGGACTTGTTAGTTTTATTTCATTTGTTTTTTTCATTTTTGATTCCTCGTATTGAGACATATAAAAATCTTCATCAGATGCAGCTGCTTGAAAATCACGATATGCTTGTTCTGCCTTTTTTCCGACTAATATTACTTTTCCTTTTGGGTAATAAAGTATTTCATCACCCTTCTTAAATTTTACTTCACCTTTACGCAATCTTCGTTGAACTGGTAATCTTTGTTCACCTGAAACCCCATCGTACTTTGACTTCATCCAAAACGGATCGTCTTTATATCGGTTATACTCAAATACATTACTCATAGTTTATCCTTCTATATAATCCTCAGGTTTTTTACTTTTTATATTCTTCTTACACGCTTCTTTTTTTTCAAAATACATATATGGTGCATTTTTTAAATACCAAGAAGTACAATGATATATCGTACCACTTAATATAGGACCTTCGGATGATGGTGACTCGGTAAATGATCCAATGAATTCATAGTCATCTTTGTTATTCATAAATTTTTTTGATATCTTAATTGACCACGATTCATTTCCACTTGTTCGTGTTTCATAACTCAACTTGTCTCCTGACTTTGCCAATTCAAGTTGATATCTTTCACCTAAACTTTCTGTTGTTTGTTTCATTAATCAAATTTTTCAGACTTAATTTTCATGTAAAAACGAGTAAATTCATCACTATCAAGTTCCAAACTCTCAACAAGTCTAGATAATACGGCAAGATTTCTTTGTGGAGATAAATTAAACTTTTCTATAATAAAAATTGTTCTACTTAAATATCTTTCTAAATCGGCAGGTAACATTGCTTTATCGATTTCTGCTATTAACTCTTCTCGTAGACGATTTTTTCTGTCACCACTCTTGCTCATTTTATCATGCTTCATCATCAAAGTAATCCATTGTTTACCAATAGGATTTCTAATCGGGTTTCCGATAAATTTCGCAGTTGCTTTTAATATAAAAGGAGCAAGATTAAGTTTACCTGGTTTTGTTTTGCTTCTTAAATCTTCAGAGTTATCAATGATCGTGAAATTTTGCTTGAATACACTTTGAAATTTTCCCATATTCTTTTGAACATCTTTCCATATAACATCCACAATTTTACGTGGAAGTTTTCTTGCACGAAAAGCATTTCGTTGTTGTGCAACTTCAAGTGTTGTATTAACGAATACCATGTAACAATCATATCCAAGTTTTTCCAACTCTTTCTTTTGCTTGGATATTTTAGCATAATCATCACCTGTTCCATCAACAATAACACCCAACCTACCATTTTTGTAATGCTCGTATTGTTTGAGCATAATGTTTTTGGCACGTGAACGAATTGAGTTTGGATCATCACTTGTTATTTGTTGAAACACATCATCATCAAGTGAACCCAAATCTAAACTATGTCCTGCTTTTTTCAACAAATGCTCAAACGAACTATCACTATTTACTATTTTTAATCCAGTTGAAGTTAATGACTTTACTTCGGGTGTTGTATTAAAAACGGTATCTACAACTGCTGATTTGCCTGCACCAGGACCACCTGCTAAAAACACTGCTTTTAAAATACCAGGATCATATACACCCTCAACGAGTGTAAAATATCCCTTGCGAAGACCGGCCTTGATAAGACTTTCTTCTTGGACTTCTTGATTTTCTTCGGAATTGCTCATAAATACACTTCAGGTACATAATAAATATATATCTAAATATGTTTTATGATGTGTATTTTATCTTACTAAAAGAACCTTCTTTTTGAATTTCAATAATTTCGTCCACCATATCTCTCATTACGTCCAAATGACTTATAACCATTACGAACTCAAACTGCCCCTTTAAATAGGTAAACAGGTTAAATACACTACTTATGTTGTCTCCGTCCAACGAACCCCATCCTTCGTCAATAACAAGGAAATTGGAACGAGGAAGACTACTTACGTTGATAAGTGCCACTCGCATTGCGATACTACTGATGAAACGCTCCATGCCACTGCACATTTCTAATGGCCAATGACGGTCTTCATATGTAATCTTTGAATAGATATGCTTTCCGTCCATTTCAAGTTGCATTCCAAAATCAACGATTTGAGATAGAATATTATTAACTTCACTTTCAATGCTTGGAATTGTCTTGGATATAAGTTCATATGAAATGCCATCTCGTTTTACTGCATCAAGATATAACTCGTAACCACGTTTTTTTCGTTCGTAACTTTTTGCTTCTTCAATAGATGCTAAAATGTCTTCGTGTTCTTTTTCAGCAATTTTAACTTCACCAAATAAAGTTTGTAGTTTTTCTGTTTCTTCACCAACTGTATTATTTATATAAACCAACTTTGACTGAACTTCATCAACTTCAGTTTGTATTTTCTTGTTAAAAATTATAATGTCTTTGCATTCATAATATTCTGATATACTTTTCTTGTTTATCACTATATCCTTTTCAAGTGACTCTATCATACTTGATAACGCAATAACCTTGGAGTCTGATTCGTTTATTTCATAATTAAGTTGAGTTGCTTCTGATTTTAATGTATTGAGCAGTTCGTAATCTGATTCTACATTGGACAATTCTTCCAGTTTTCTTGAGAGTATATTTTTCTCTGTAACGAGATCATCGGCATCTGATTTATCTTTATCAAGTTCTGTTTTTGTTTGCTCTGCACTTTCTATTAAACTCTTTGAATTGTTTACACAAAATTTACACTCAGGATCATACTCATGACTATCATAGTGTTTTAATTTATCAAGTTTAGCATTTACTGATGTTCTAAGTACTGCCAAATCTTTATCCACTCTACTTATATCAGAATGTATATCCAAAACCAAGTCATACTTTTCTTCTATACCGTTTAAGTCTGATATCTGTTTTATTTTTTTAATTCTCGTTTCGGATAATCTGCTTTTCTTGTCAGTTTCTAATGAACGATTGTCATTTGCCACACCGAGTCTTTCATCTAAATTCTTTCTATCAAATTCAAGATGATCTATATCAACCGATGATTCGTCAAAGGAACAATTTTTAAATTGTGAATTTTTGTCAGCAAGTGCTTTGTTTAATTTCTTTTGCTCCAACAATGCAATGTTAGTCTTACTATCCTGTTCTTTATATTTATCTTGTATGATTTCAAGTTTCTCTTGAACATCTGACAATGTTTCATCGAAATTCTCACGATTAAATCTTTTTAGCAAAGCATTTATTTCCTTGATGTCTTCCGATGCAGTTGTATGGAGTTGGTCGAATGTATCAATCCCCATAAATTGTGCCAATAAATCTTTTCGTTCACTTTGACTTTTATCTATGAATATTGCGTTGTTATTTTGTAAACTAAGTGTTGTTAAAACAAAGTCATCATATGAACCAACATGATCACGTATCATCGCATTGGTTCCTGCCCGTTGCTCACCGTTCAAAGATATCTGTTTTCCATGTTCATCGTGTTTCCAAAAATCAACAACAACGGTTACATCACCATTTTTCTTGGTGGTTGCAGTTCTTTCAATAAAATAATCTACACCTGATATTTCAAAATTTAGATTGCAATAAAATGACTCCGTTTGTGTATTCAATACGTGTGAGGCTTTAAATGCACGATCACATTTATCAAATAAACAAAAACTCAATGCACTCATTACACTACTTTTACCACTTGCATTTGATGCAAATAATCCCATGACACTTTTCATGTTGGTGAAATCTACCACATTTCCATCACCATAACTAAACATATTTCCAAATTCAAACTTTTTTGGTTTCCATATACAATTCCTAAGAACTTCTTTTACTACAAGTTTGTCATTTACTTCTTTATTAATATCAAGAGCAGTTTTAATTTGTTCATCATCCACTACGAAGTTTCTTTGTAAATAGTCTTCAATTAAGTCGTTTTGAACTTGTACAAGTGATATATCACCAAAGTCAAATTTGTTATCACGATCATATTTTTTTGCTTCTGAAATTGCATCGCATCTAGTAACATTAAGATCACTTATATTAGTTTTCTTTCTTATTTCTGCTATTACCTCTTTTGTTTCAGTTGCAGTTGTGTTATATACCTTGACACGCAACCTTGCCTTTTTTGGTAGTGTATCTAGATCACTAACACATTTTCCGTCACGAACAACAACTGTATAATATCCATAATCATTATGAACTTCTTTGTGGGTATGTTGTCTGTTTGGCAAGTCCCATAAAACATATCCATGTCCAAGTGGTTTCTCTCCGTGGTTTTGTTGAATCATACTTCCTGAATAAACCACCACAGGTTTATTTTGGTTATGCCTTTTTACTTTTACATATTTTTCTTTAACTTCGTCCATTTAATGCGATTTCTAAAATTTGTTCTCCTACTTCAGAATCAGTCAAAAACGGATTCAGATGAACATGATTATTATTATTTGGAAAGTATTTACAAGGTCCTAAATATGGAGTTCTTGATTCTAAATTATTTATATTCCCACCAGATTGTTGCCAATGTATTCCTTTCGGCCCGAACATTTGATAAATGTAATCAGTAGTTATTATTGTATTCGTACCAAGTGCAGAAGATATATTAGTAAGACACCCCTCACCACCCACTACATAATCGCAGTTTTTCATCAAACTCGTGGTAAATGAAAATTTACTTGCCGAGTTTAAGCATGGATAGTTTTTTGAAATTGTGTCTTCTATACCAAGAGCAAATAACATAACTTTCGGTGAAAGTTCCATGCACTTTATTATATCAAAAATATTTCTTTTTCCATTCCCGTATCCTGTTCCGTCTTCCCCACCCTCGGCACGATTATACTGATCTTCTGTAAATAAAAAACTTTTTCTATCCCAATCAACTTGGTAACCTATTTTTACCAGGTCGGTTTCCCAGTCTCCTATTTTTATTAATTCTTCCATACTTCTTTGTATAGAATAGTCAAGTTGTGGGTTTGTGAAAACTTCAAAGGTATCGTCTAAATTTTCAATTCCACACATATGTTGAAACTGAGATACCGTAGACTCATATGGATTTAATGTAGATACATCGTCATTCATTATATTATGTATAATATCATAATCTATATTTGCATCTTCTTTATAGAAAACATCATCGATGTGTGGGTTGTTTATTAACAATTCGATAGGTTGTAAATAATTAACATCAAAATGAACAACACAATTAGGATTTTTTTCCTTTAATTTTTTTGCAACACTACTGCAAAAAATAACATCACCTATGTGGATGTTTCTGCATCTGATTAATATATTAGTCATCCGACAAGCACCATCCTTTTAGTTTGTATTCCCCCACTTTATCTTCTGGAATAAATTTATGCTCAGATTGATATTCTTGCAATATTTGATATTTATGAATATCACCGAGCATTACTATGTCATATCCGTTGAACATAGATAAGTCAATATCTCCACCCATTACAACATATCCGATATCTGTCATACTTCGTCTTACTGCTCCGTGGTAAACTGCTATCTTTGTTTTTATATCTCCATCTTCAATATCAAGACCGGATATATAGTTTTCTGGATCGTCCAATATACTAAACACACCCACAGCAACATCTCCTATTTTATACACTCCACTATTTTTTAAATAAAAAAGGTTTTCATCGTCCATCATATCCATAATTGGAGACAGAACATCTAGTCTATCAGGATTATTCAAATTGCAATCGTGGTTTCCTGCAATAACAAGTGTTGGGTGTAATTTAGAACACTCACGTAGAAAACTTGATATTTGATGAATTAGTTCTGGACTCATTTCCGTTTTGGCATGAGCAATGTCTCCACCTATAAAAATAATTGCGTTATCATAGTTGTCTTCTTTTACCTGTTTATAGAAGTTTTCAAACACCTGTGAGTATTCGGTGTGTCGTTTAACATTTCGTATATGAATATCTGCTAAATGATAAACTTTTTCAATATTTTTTAAATTGGAATTTAATTTATACATAACTTATGTTGCATCAACATTCCAAAATCTAAAATATCGGTTGAGTTGATTCTTTCTATAACTTTTCTAAAACCCAAGTCGGCTGCATCTTCACTTCCCATTCTTACCAATTTTACTTTTATATTATCGTTCATTAAAGTTTCCGATATATACAAAGCATTTTTATATGCATCATTATCTAATACAATGCTAACTTCCTTTACGTTGTGTTCCACCAAACGCATTTTAAGTTTGTTTGGAATATTTTTTCCAAGTAAAGCAATCGCATTTCTACGAATTGCCATTGCATCAAAAACACCTTCACACAAAATAAGTGGTTCGGAGAAATCAATTTGATTTTCAAATACCACTACATCTTTGCTTACTGGTGGATTTTTATACTTCAAATAAGCATTACCCGTAAAATCTCTTGCAAGAAAGTAATTTAGTTTATTGTCTACGTCAAATGATGGAACAATGATACGACCTGCATAATCTCCTTTATCACAATATCCTATATCGTATCTTTCAATGTCATATGATTTAATTCCACGATTTTTTAAATACTTCATTGCTTTAGAGTAAGAAAAATCAGTATGTGTTTCGGTCAATCTTCTAAATTCATAAGGCAACGATACAAATTGCTCCTCGGTATCTGCAAGTTTGGTGTTTTTTGGAAGTTTAACAATCTTGGATAGCTCTGCAAAATAATTGCTTGGAACTTGCATTCTTTTGAATAACGAAAAAATGCTACGACCTTTGGCATTTGTATCAATCCAACTTTGCCAACGTTGTGTTGTAAGATTAACTGCCAACTTTGGTTTATGGTGGTGAGAAAACGGACACACAAACATTGCTTCGTCTTTAGAGACTATTTTGCCTTCACCTAACACCTTCTGCAACAAGGCATATAACTTTTGTTCGGAAATCCCCATTAATTGTCAATAGTATACCAATGATACAGTGATGCTACCGTTGCGTCCAACATATCGTAGTTTCTTTTATCATAATTTTTTCTACTATTATAGACAACAAATTCATTTAAATCAATCTTTTTTTCAAGTTGTTCACGTACAAAAGTTTTACTATCAACTCCCTGTTCACGACTTTTTCCGAATACAGCCTTACGAAGAGAAGACACATTTACGTGTTCTACATCTAATTCATACAATGCTTCTATTACATAACTTATTACTGCATTGCACTTTGCAAGTTTTACAATCGTTTGTTGACTTGTTCTACCCCCACCAAATCCACTTAAAGTATCTTCTACTATAATTACAGATGGTTCTATTTCTAGATTATCAAGTATTCTTGCTACATTGTGAGCCTTCTGTCTAATGCTCTTTTCTTTACGAATATCTATATATCCTGCACTAATTACATTACTTGACGAACACGAATAACAATACCCAACTACCGTTGAACTAACGTCTAAACCTAGACATATATCTTTTTTTGACATATATTATACTATATGCCAACTTTATATTTAAAGCAAGTTAATTATGCACGGGACTTACCACCTTGTTCCGATCCTGCATTTTGACCACCATCATATCCACCGTTTCTTGCATTAAATGTATTATCATTACCACGTGAGTCTGTGAATGCAACTTGATCACCATAACGATCAACATTCATGTTTTGACGATAAAAACTTGCATCCGCTGCACTTGCTGGATTTCCAGAACCGAAATCTGAGTTATCTAAACTATAGTTCAAAATCTTACCACACATAAATCCACGATTGTTTGGTTTACCTACTGATCCTGCGATTTTATTGTTGTTACCTGCAGCTGATCTTGCTTGGTTTGTAAAAGCATTTGATCCATTACCCGCACCACGTCCTGCACTTCCGAAGAAATCTACACCCACACGATTGTAATCTTTTAATCCAGTTTCTGGAATTCCAGGTGAACCATTCAAGTTACCATGTGTTGGTGCAGCTTGACGATACAATGTGCTTGCAGTGTTGAGTCTTCCTAGTAATCCTGTCGCACCTGCAGGTCCTCCATATTTACTACCCATTGATGCACGTGTCAATCCGTTTTTAAATTCTACTGCTGGTGTTGCTTTGTATTGTTTTACAGTTGCCATATTTTCTTTCTCCGTTGAGTTGTTTAGTATAAATATAAACTAAAAAATGTTAAGTGTCATATTTTATTAAAAAATTTATTGGATAGTTTGGTATAATCTTAACAGGTCTTCCTAATTTAGCAACCATTGCAAGTTCTGCACCTTGATATAGACCGATGGTTGTTGCATATGGTGCTAAATAACTACCTTTTCTATCTTTTGACGCATTTTCACGAAAATCTACAAAATCTTGATTTATTTTTCTACCATAGTTTTTTCCAGTTTTTTCGTCAAGATATTTTATAATTTCAAACGATGTTGAACGGGTCGCCTTTGAATTTTCATTTATTAAATTTTTTGTAAGTTCTGTTCCTCGTCTTCCCACAAAATATCTAGCAAGTAGGTGAGCATCAATAGAACTAACCACACCATCACCATCTATATCCAAACCATCACTTCCTAGTGATTTAAGATAATCAAGATTATTTATTATTTTTTGATACTCACTTTCTCTCATTTCTACCGAAGATGTTCCTGCGAATAAAGATGTTATTAACAAGACATCTTCTGACTCAGTCATTATTATGTCATCATTTGGTGTATTTATATTTTGTCCTTCTTGCAATTTAATTGCTCCCACCGTATCTCCACCCGAGGGTATCGTTAGAACTTGACCCACGTATAGACTCAGGTCACTTCTAAGATTGTTTTCTCGTCTCAATACCTCGGTAGTTACTCCTGTTACCAATGATATGTGAACCATTGACTCCACTCGTTTAACAATGTGTTTAATTCGGTTATTAATTAACACTAACATACCCACTTTGAAGGTCTGTTCTGTGACCTGGTTTCCTGATATATCAGTTATATTTGTTACACCAACTTCATATTGTCTTGCTATTGTTTGTAAAGTTTCACGACTTACAACATATTTCTCTATTGATGTATCGGTTTTAGTTGGATCTACCAACGATCCCATTATATATTTGTATATATTTGCTACATCTTTTATATCAAACAAAGAATCCTCATTAACATCAAACTCTATTTTATCATAACTAAGTGATGTCGGATTTGTACTTACATTAAATTCATATGGTTCTACTCTGCATAATATTTCATTTTCGTAAATTGTATGTGACCCCTCAAATTCAACCTCAAATCCACGATCACCTGTGCCAGAAAATAATTCACCGAATTGCTCAAACACATCTGATATAACTGCCACACCGTTCTTGTAAAAGACATTTCCTACATAAGTCTTTTTGTTATCACGGATTGAAGTTGATTCGTATGCAATCACCTTACCACCTATATTGTAGTTCATATAATCAAGTTCGTTTATTGAAAAGTTTCCAAAACTAGTAGCAACCGTTCCAACTTCGTTGAACAAATAAATTTCATCTTCTTGCATAGTAAATAATCCTGAAACAGGGAATTTACCTTCAACCGGACAACCACAAAAAATAAAATCAGAACTCAGTGCAACAGATGTACATGATTGTTTTCTGATACTATAACTTTTTTTATGGGTTTTTATTGAGTTTCTAATCTGTGGTTGGTCGTTAAATAATGTGTAGTAATATAATACACCTTCGATAGAGTTCTTTTTTGCATAATATACAAAATTAATTTCCTGAATGTCGTTCGTGTTAGAAACTACAAGTGAATCTACATTATCTTGGTCAACTGCTATATAAAAATCAACAAACATAACATCACCTTCGTATACAATCTCAGTTTTGTCTCTGTATACACCTGAATTAACAAATCCAGTTTGTGGTGAATATCCATTAAGAGATGTATCGATGAAGTTTGCATATATTTCGTAGTCTTTTAGAAACTCAAGTTCCATTACTAGGTTGGTAATGTTTATTCGTATTTTACAATCCATTGGTGTATCGTCACCAAGTAACTCATATGTGAAGTTAGTTTTTATTGATGTATTTGTTATGTAAAAATCACTACCTGAGTAGTCGTAACCCTGTATGTAGTCAGAGATACTTACTGATTGTTGTTCACTATTTATTTCTATTGAACTCGCATCCTCACACGGTGAACCTACTATAAAACTAGAACCAAGAACAGAAACATCGTTTCCAAATTTACTATTATACAACAACTCATCATCAACCTCTCCGTATATTTTATCTATAAAAGATGCTTTTTTATTATCAATTTTGTAAATATACACAGCACCACCCGTGTAAATAGACGAATCGTTTCTCTGATTATATTTACGATCATTGGTATTACCTATTATTAAATGAGATTCGGTTGCATCAAAAGAACACATAAAATTACCACTTACACTAAAATCGTACTCATATAATGTTTTTACTTGGTTAGCACGACTTTCTAAGGTATAAAGTGTGGTACCTGTAGAAACTGATATAACTGATTCTTTTCCATACAACAATCCACCACTTTCAAGTCCAACATAAATTTTACTAACACCTTGATTAAGTTCATTAAAACTCAGTGTATGTGTGTAAATTTTCCCTCCAAATGCACTAACAGAGTTTACAAACGTCCCACCGTGAGATACAACTCCATCTAGGTTTTTATTAAGTGGTGAGTTTAATCTATAAATGAATCCATCTGTTATATCTTGTTCGTCACCTTCATTATCAAATCGTGGGTCTGTGATCGTAAAAGAAACCGTTTCTGCCTGATAATCAACACTGAATGTGGTGTCAAAGTTTGGTGATTGTACAATGTCTTCCAGATTATACTCAGAAATTCCATCAACCGATATTGTCTGCTCGTGTGTATACGAAAACTCGTCATTGATCATTTCCCAGGAAATAACTGCACATAAATTATTAGTGTGCGATCCAACAAATATATTAGATTCTGTCATTTTCACCGACTCACCGAATCTATTAAATGATTTGAACTCGTCACTTTTTATTGTAATTACACCCACCAAGTCATAAGTGGGATCTCCTATTGCAAAGTCGGGTGTATTTTGATATTCACCTTGAGTTGCTATGACCTTACCCCCAAATGTAGTTATATCAAGAGTTGAATTGTCAAAATAAGAAATGGGTTCGTCTCGTTCCGAAATTACATTTTCTATTTTCCAACGACTTATGCTTTTGTTTACACTTGCAAGTTGATCTTCATCAGTTGGATATGTTCCTGTGTGTGTATTACTCTCTTCATTAAATGAATATTCGTCATAAACATTTGATACTCTTACCCACGGATGGTTTTCAGTTCTATTGCTTTTTTTAAAAATATACACAGCACCAAAATTGTTATCATGTGCAGGTGATCCCACTAAAAGGTAGTCTTGGAACAAAGAAACCGATGCGCCAAATTCTGAACCAGGTTCACCCTCAAGTATATTTATCAAACCCCAATTGTCTACACCACCTTTTTCTTTATCATATACAAAAACGTGACCATGTGCGTGTATTTCATTTTGACCACGTATATGGGAATGTGACGAACCAATTACACAAGTTTGTCTGTCTATATCAACAGAACATCCGAATTTATCATTTATTGTATAATTATCGTGTATAAGTAAGTTACCAAGTTGGTCTGTGAGTAAATCACACGAATCTCCACTAACTTCCTGAGAAACTCCATTTTGAGTAAATGGACAATAAAATTCTTTTAATATACTAAAACCACTTGGTCTATTATATGCAACATTCTCGTTTGAATACAACAATAGTTCTGCTTTACCGGTTTTTATGTCAGATGGAACATCCTCTGATACAGGACACCCCACGATTAAATATTTTTGAAATGATGAAGTTTCTTTTCCGAAACTTAAATTATTAAAATCAAAATTACCATCAGAACTTGTTTCTCTTGATATTTCCCGTGAGTTTGATGAAATTCCATATGAATCTCCAGAACTCAATGATGAGTCACTTATTATTAAATTAGTTGACCCATCGTCTATTATTTTTATAGAACCTAGATCAGAACTTTTATCTTTAATGATCAGTGTATTCGGTGAAACCTTGTCACCCATTTTATTTTTTGAAAAGTCGATCACCCACGCAGTATCGCCTAGTTTTCGTATTTCCTGTTTTAAATTTTGTTGTGAGTTTACCGAATCAAACTCAGATGGTTGCTTTCCGAAATACCCTGTCTCAGAACCAAACACCATCAATGGGTTTGTGGTATTATCTGAATCCTCTGATATACCGTAACTATTGTAGAATAAGTGATTAATAGAATCATATACAGTTCTACAATATGTTCCGTCTTTGTTGATGAGTTCGGTTTCTCGGTCAAAGTTGGGGTGGTTTTTTGGAAAGAAAGTTCCTTTGATTTTTTTTGCAAATCGTATTTGAACATTTGGGGTTGTCTCCGACTGCTCAAGTGATATTCTGTTATTTATATCTGAAAATAAAGGAACCTGTTCACGTTTAGTATTGTCTGTATATATTTCCTGTTCAAGAACCAACTCATTGGTTGACTCCATAGAAGAGTATGACCACTTTCGTTTCGCACGAAACTTCCTCACATTCTTATCGGAAAGTTTTATATTTTTTATCATAAATATAACACTTACAACAAATTATTAAAAATCCAACTTTACTTTAATTAGTGTTTCTGAATCAAAACTTTTTAAAACCGGTGAACTTACCTTGGCAACTGCAACTAGTTCATTGTTTTCTGTGTACAAACCTATAGTTGTTATATATGTACGTGGGTCAGATATAAAGTCCTCGTGCCTAACTCTTCCATACCAATAATCTTTTGATATACCAGTTTCTACATTTTTTTGCCTTGCTTCATCTGACTGATAAACATAGGTGGGATTATTACTATAATTAAAATCTGTATTTCTTATACGAATAAAGTAATGTTTGGATGGGATGTTTTCCGTACTGCGACACTTTATATTTCTACCATCCTGAAGTGCGTAAAATAATTTCATGAAGTTTTGGTGATTTCTCTCTGTACCATATCTGAAACTACTATCCGATCCTTCTGCGTTTTCTACATCACCACACCAAGCAAAAAATGTACCCGTGTTGAAACTATTATCACGTGTTGAGTATTCAGGAATTGCGTTAAGTTCTGACCTGAAGAAGTTGCCTGCGTCCGATGCAACTGCATATGGATTTATAATTACAATCCCAAGGTCTGGATAGAATAAACCGAAACCTTCACCGTCACCATCCAATCCACCTCCATCAGAATAATAGTCTTCTGTTTGTGGTGAAACATCGGTTAATGATCCTTTTATTATATTAAAAACTTTACCTATTCTTGATTGGCCTGCTTCGATTTGTGTATCGTTTTGATAACGACTATCGTCACGAAAAGTTTGCTCGTATATAAATTCTTTTAGTTCATTGGTTTCAGGATCTACATATGGATGCTTTAGTTTTAATGTAAACTCAAGATTTCCTTCATCGAGTTTTTCTCTTATTCGGTTTGCAGAGAAATTTAGTATATAAATTGACTCTCTATCTGCAACTTCGTTACCTATCTTCGGAAATGTAAAAAAGGAGTCACCTGGTCCAAGTAAAATGTTTTTATACTGATTATATATAGCTTTAGTGACCGATGCCGAACGTTCTCCGACACGTGATCCGTATCCATTTTTGTCACCATACGAAACGCTAAATTGAGTTTCTGAATTTTCTTCTTCAACAGGTAGATTATACACATTGGCATAATAGTCACCAGATTTAACATCTGTCCAATTATCTGAGTGAAATAATGTAGTTTCTGCTATGTTTACATTTTGAGAATAGTTTTCGTTATATAGAGGTGGTTCGTTTTCTGTTATGAAACTTGGTTTCGTAATATCATATTGTCCGTTTAAATCAGAATCTTGATTTGTTAGATAATAAGACATAGGTGTGTCGAGGTCTCCTCCAGACGAATTGTCAACGAACATATCCACCAACTGAAAGTCATCATTTGAAAATGCTCCAGATGAAATTTTTAAAGTTCGTCCTGTTACTTTATCAGTATCTTCTAATTGTTTGTATATCATCTTAGTAGTTAATTGCGTTTATTAATTCAGTTTCAGACTGAGCCTCTGTAAATACACGAACCGGGATAGTTATTGACCCACCTGTTTCATTTCCTATAATAGTGAGTGTAGTAACCACACTTCTTGTAAGTGATGCGTTGGGTCTAAATGTGAACGATAAACCAACGGCAGTTGTTGATTGTTCACTTGACGTATCACCTATGAACAAGGATGTTGTTTGAGATACCGAAGCATCTACTCCAGAACCCTCTAGGGTTCCTGCATCACTATTTGATAATACGGCCGTGTAACCAAGAGTTGTGTTATACACAGGATCAGTTGTTGGTGTAATGGAAATGTATCCCTGGTAATCCGTATCAAGTGTTATACTTTGTTGTCCGAGTTTTATCTTCGGGACCATTTGAGTTCCTGATGGTAATGTGACAAGTTTGTATTTAAGTGCCTGCGTTTCGTCTGTAAGTGGTTCAAAGACTGGCATTGTTCGTAAAGCCGCATCGTAATATTGTGAACCCTCGGGATGCGTTGTATCGTATAGTGTATAATCTATCTCATCATCTGCAAGTGCAAAACTTGTAATATTTAATCCGTTTTCAGAAGCCAGTAGTTCTCTTCCACGTTTTGTAAGCACAGCTTCAACTGTAATTGTTTCGTTATTTAGGTATCCCATGACTAATATATATATTTTACACTATAAATATTTATATACAATATTTTTATGTACTTATTATTCTTCCTTTAATTTTTCTGAATTTTCCGTTAGCTATTTTTCTCACACCAACATTACTCCCACCTTCAATTTTAAACTTTTGCATTTCTTGTTGCTCTGTGTTTTGCATATCAAAAGCTTCTTTTTCGGTAAAGCCCATATTAATTTTATCAAGTGTATAGTCTGCGTAGTTTTTAAAAGCACTAACAAATTCATCAGGTTGACGATAATAATAATCTAACCCACCATTGTATCGTAGATATTCATCGTTTGTTATTGGTTGTCGTTGTGATTCTTCAAGATAAACACTCGTTTGCTCAGTCCGACCTTCATGGTAGAAGTAAGATACTTCAGATGTCACACGTTCTCCAACTGAAACATTTCCATAATCTAAAGTATCTGAGTAAAACATTACATTGTCAATCATTCCACAAAATCTACCAATCTCTATGTTGTCAAAATTTACAAATGGACGAGTAAATCCAATATCATGCGAACCAGAATAAACATTGTCAACAAACAATCTCGAAATTCCACTTGGATAAAAATTTACCACCACACAATGCCACGTTTCTTTATTTAATTTTACAAAAAAACTATAATCTTCACCTGATTCAGACGTGTTCCAGTTTGTTCCAATTTCCAATGATTGTTCATTTGCGTTTATTACAACTCCACTTAAATTATCATCAGTAATTGATCTATTTAAAACTATTCCTGATGATGGTGAACTTGTTTGTTCTAAATATACCCAAAAAGCAATACACACAGAGTTTGTATAAATTGTATTTGATTTTATTACTTTTATATATTCGTTTGTGTTACTTTCATCCTCACTTGTGTTATTTTTTAAACGGACAATATTTCTATACTCACGATCTTGTCCACCTGTTAGTAAATCTGCTCCGTATAAAACTCCGTAAGCATCCGTATCACTTGAATTTATTATTTTTGTTGCCATTTTTATGTATTGTCTGGATTATTTATAATATCTAACACACACCCACTTTTACTGTATGGTGGAAGTCTAGTCTCATAGCAGGTTCCGTTTTCATGCAAAAATCTTATAACTTCAAAATCCGAACTCCATTCGTTTGTATTCCCGTAGTAAGTAATTGACAAACCACCTTTGCTAAAATCTTCCAATTCAAACGGACATGAGTAAGACACATGAACACCCCCAGTACCACCTGGTAAGTTGTGGCAAACTTCACCATTTTCAGATGAAATTATTCTTAATTTATCGGATTGTACACTTTCTTCCTTGGTTACGAGTTGTGTCTGTGAATAATTCTCACAACACTCGGTCACCGGAGTTGGTGTAAATTCAGTAACCGGAGTTAACGTGGGTGTAGGGGTAAGTGTGGGGGTTGGTGTTTGAGTGGGGGTTGAGGTTGGTGTTGGGGTTTGTGTGGGTGTTTGTGTGGGTGTTTGCGTGGGTGTGGGTGTTTCTGTGGGTGTGGGTGTTTCTGTGGGTGTGGGTGTTTCTGTGGAAGTTGGTGTTTCTGTGGGAGTTGGTGTTTCTGTGTCAGTTGGAGTTGAGGTGGGGGTTTCTGTGGGAGTTGGTGTTTCAAATGTAAATGGAGTTGATGTGTCAGTTGGGGTTGAGGTTGGTGTTGGTGTTGGTGTTAACTCTATTACATCAGTTTCCTCAAACTTAAAATAAAATTCAGGTTTCTTATCAAGAGAAGACATAGATGGATACACATTCATCTCATTTTCATTTGTGTAAACAACATTCTCAGTTGGAGTATCGTCTATAAACCAAAACGAATCCATGCTTTCACCTTTGTTGGTTGTGTTTGGTCTTGTTCTCACTACACACGGTTTATAGTTAACATTACCATTGGAATCAACCGTTGTCCTTGGGGAATTTGTGGATATTTTTGAAAATTTAGACTTTCTATTATTATCTCGTATTTTTGGTTTTCCAGATACAATAAATTCACCACGATTTCCAATGTCTACTAAATTATATTTTTTAAAATCTGTGATGATTGAGTGTATTACATTATTGGTTGTTGCATGAGAACTCAGATCATAATTTTCGTTAAAATCTTCAATTACAAACTTTTCATTTATAGGCAGAGTATATGTGGATTCATTATCATAATCATCATCTCGTCTAACACCAAATTCAAATTTTATACTATATTCTACTTCATTGATATATCGTGGAATGTGTATTTTAGAATTATGTGTGGTAATTGTATCAGAGATTTCCCATGTTTTTTTATCATAATTTATATTTCTCCAGTTAACCGATTTATTTATGTTATTAATTCTATTACTAACAGATATAGTAAGTGGTGGTACGAAGTTATCACCACGATTAAAATTATCGTTAAAGTTAAATTCGTAGTTTAAAAGGTTTCTAATATCAGATGAAAACAATTCAGTCGTATGAGAAGATGATAATGGACATATTATTGTTTTCTTATTTTCATATGTATTTTTAATGTAAACTAAATCGGCAAGTTTTGTTCTATGAATTGTGTTTGATCCCGTGTCTGTGAATGTTTCAAGTAGGAAGTCCTCTCCAAGAAAATAATTCTCATCATATGACCAAAACACATCAAGTGAACTCATGTCTATATTTTTAATTAGATTCTTAATTTGCTCTTCGTTTTCTTCATTTGTGTCTAAATTAGTTAATATTGTTTCTGTAAAATACTCACTCCGTTGATCTACGAGTGGGTGGGGTTTTATGTGGTTTTGTATATATCCAGTTGGTTCTCCATACAAATCTCGTTTGATATTATACCTATAGATGGCAACAGGCAAATATGGTCTTTTATATGATGTATATGGTAAAACTTGGGTATTTGTTGTATGTACACTGTATATGGGTTGTCGTTCACCTACACATCCATCACACACATTGTCTACAATATATCCAAATTGTATAGTCTCACTTTCTGAATTTCTAATACTTGAGTTTTCCCACGCAAAGGAGTTTGGTTTTGATTCATCAAAATTGTCAGTATTTGAGTTGGTATTTGAGTACCCAATTCTCATATTTAACAGACGGTTTTCACAATTTGAAGATGAGTTTTCCATTAACACGAAATAACTATCCTCAATTTGTGGGTCACCGTTTACAACTTTCCATGAAATTGTTATATTGTCGTAGTATATATACCAATCATTTACATTCTTGTATACAGGATATTCATTTAAAAGGTTGCTAGTTTTTGCATAAAATCCACCAATTCCATCGTACCTACCTCTTATGTTTTTATTTGAAATTGTTATATAAGGTAATATCTTTTCTTCATTCAACTTACGATTTGTTAAAATACAAAAAACACTTGTTTTATTGTCGTAATACTCTCCATATGCAGGTAAAACTAAATTCAGAGATCTAACTGACACAACCCATGCAAGGTTCTTATTACTTATTTTCTGAAACGATTTAAATAATCGTTTGTTTGGTATCAAAACGAATGAATCACCAGTTGCTATGTAATTTGTTTTCGATGCAATGTTTATATCCTGCCCTTCTTGGTACAAATCCCTAATGTGTATTACATCTGACTCATAAACAGATTCATTTTTAGGGGAATAATTAACTATACCTTTTTGAAAATCAAACTCATTATTACTCTCATTTATCGAAGAATCAAAAATATCAGTTATGTTACTTGAATTGTTTCGTATCCACATTTTGTTTCTTGTTCTACCTGCATTACTAATAACCCACTGCCACCCATCTTTGTATATTATCCAGTCACCAACTGGTTTTTGAGTATAATATAATTCGTTATTTATTGTTTTCTTTTCATATTGCCCATTTGCACTCACCACTTCACCTGAAAACCCACTAACCTCTATATCACCATCTGCATTAAATACATTTGTATTTTTTGGAAAAAAGAAACCCCCTCCACCACCGTTAGTTGTACTAAATTTAGTGGGAAATTCAGATTCACTCACTTCATCGTAAATAAAAACAACATCCTCTGATTTAAAAAACTCAGATTCTGTTCCTGTGAAGGTCAACGGGTCTTTATTTATTAACACCCATTTATTAAATAGAGTGCTGTAAAATATATACCAGTGTGTATTTTTAGAATTAGTATAAACCTGGTGGTTGTTAACCTCTTCGTACCCACGCAAATATGTTCCATTTGCCGAAAACATAATTCCATGAAACGAGTTTATGTTAAAACCAGAGTATTCTCGTTCATTTAATATAACAAAGAAGTTTTCTACACTTCGTTGGGTGTATGTATAACTATCATTATTTAATTCCTTTAATTCTATCTTATAGTTAGTATACTCATCATTCATGTTTATCATAAGATTACTATCAAGTACATCTTCTGAATAAATTGCTAACTTTTCACTCATCTGACTCTCTGATCCTAGATATTCTTTTATTATTCCCATATCATAGAACAAAGAATGTTTGCCACGAATCGCAAAATATACAAATTGATTTGATTTAGACGAAGTTGCTTTTATTATTTCTAAAAAATCACTTTCATTGTTTTGTTTGAATAATAATTTATCAGACTCAACATCCATCTTAGTTTTCTTCCAGTGTGAGTTACAATTTGATAGAAAATCTTCACTTTTTCCGGATTCAATTGAACTTCGTATTTCGTCAAGATAGCAGATAAAGTAAAACTTATTCTCATGCACCGTTCCAGCATCTACATAAGAATTTGTGGTAAATTCAAAATAACAAACATTTAAATTATCTAATGAAGTTAGATTATTCATAGCATCACTTATTGCCAACTCATTTAATATTAAATTTTCGGTCGGTGGTGATGTGTTAAGTAAATCTAAAAGTTCACCTCCTTCAATTCCAACTGAAATTGGTAGATTAGTAGGAAGAATATAATCGTTCATACTATTTTTAGACAATGGAACAAACCCACTTCCGTATTCAACCTTTTCACTTGTTAATTTGTTTTGTGTGTTTTGTATATTAAATTTATATAATCTATTCGATGATAGGGTGTTCACAAAAGCATTATCAACCACAACCGAGTGGTCGGTTAGTGTTCCTAGTTTAGTCAAATTAATTTTTATATCTACCACATCCACACTTGGAATTGTAGTATCAACCTCTTCAAGTTGACCTACCTTGTATATCATGTGAATTTCATTTTTTATATTAATTGCTTTGGAATCAAGCAACAATTGCTCAGAACACGCAAGTAGTCTTATGTCCCGTATCGTGTTTGTTTTCAACTTTACAGTGCTTGTTATTTTATAGTCTAATAAAAACGGATTTTTTATTTTGTCGTTTATTTTTATATCATACGAAGACTGATACATACCAGATGACCTTCGTATTCCATTTTCATAGTATATAATATAATTGTTTTTATCTATATATGTTTCAAGTTGGTCTGTTTCGGTTATCTGTACATTTTCTGAGTTGTTATTTGGTATAGGAATGAAATCATAATAATAAAAATCAGAAAACCTACCCGTATTATCAGTTTGTTGAAATGTAGAAGAAGGAACTAGGTTTGTGGTCCGATAACCTAGATTGTGGTCAACTACATCATTTATACTCAACTCACCTGTGGTATTTACTCCATCTGATGCTACGTACGGGTAATTGCAGTCATAATATTGCTTCTCACCAAAAATCTTACCAAGAACTACTAGATTTGATATATATCCCGTAAAAATTCTGCCTAAAAAATTTCCATCTTGTATGTTTATATTAACGAAAGATCCGTCAAATACTTTTTGGTTATCTTGTGTATATTCATGGAAACTTCCATTGTCATTTAGGTCTATATATCTACCGTAGAAACTACCATAAACTCTACAATTTAAAGTTCCTCTTATATACCCACCACCTTGACGATTTATATCCCCAACTAAGGTGTTTATTTGAAATATTCTATCGTTTTTAATATTTGTTGTTACCAATGCCCCACCGTCACTATTTCTATAATATGAACTTATTGAAGATGAAACTTCCAAAGATTGTAGAGGTGTTTTCAAACATCCACCGTCAAACTCACTACACATATTAGAAAACATAACAGGTAAATCAATTGTTTTATCCGTATTAGTTGTATCACGACTTTCTTTTATCCAGTATTCAGCCTGTTCAAATATATCAGGTTCACTATTATATTCAGGATCTTCGGTTATTAAAACCCAACAATTATATAACTTACTGAAAAATATAAACCATGTTTTGGATTTATTTTTAAATAGTGGGTTTTTGTTTATATTTTTACTTGAATAATATTCACCATTTGCCGAATAAAATCCTATGTAAAGATTGCCAACTTTTGTATTTTCTAAAAAACCAGATACACTCAATACAATAGAGTTAAATTCAAGGTTGTTACCTCCGATATTTTTATTTGAGTTATATAAGTGTAGTTTTTTTGAAATTTTTTCTACTTTATATTCACGACCATCTATTGTATATGTTCCATTGTCTACCATAGTACCAAATGCACGATTGTCAAGATTTGGGTCAGGTATTATATTTCCTGTATAATTGTCGTTTTGTGAGGTTCCTGTGATGCGATGTAACGAAAGTTGTGAGTGGAAACTTAATATATTTTTGTCACCCATATTAAACTTTACACGTGAATCTGCGTTTGCGAAATTTGCTATATTTTTTCTAAGTGAACTTCTTGATCTCAAACTTATATGTTTCAACCTCTCAATTGTATTGTCGGTTTTTGTTCCATCTATTATCGTGGTTTCGATTACGTTTTTTACACGTGGAGACTTTATTTTGTGTCGTTCAAGCATACTTGGTTCTATTAAAAGTCCTGCTATTAAACGAGTTCTTGCCGGTACGAGTTTTTCTATATTCTCGAAAAAAGAAGCATCCACATATGTTTTTAAAATATTAAGATACGATTGCCAGTCAACTTTTCCAAAACCTTCTTTGTAAAATATTTTTTTAAATTCGTTAAATTTTTTATATTCCGACCTATACATATCTTGGGGATCACCTATATATTCACCAATATCATAGTTTCCAAGGAATCTTATTATTTCTCTGTTTAATATATCCGTGGGACTAATTGTACACATTACAGTATTACTATCTACACTAACTCTGTCCAATGTTTTTCTAGTGACACTTCTTCGTGGGTTCAATACTCCAGTTTTTGTTTGTTCCTCGTGTCGTATCTTTGCGTTACTAAATGAATGAGACCCAAAACTTGGCATCCTTGCATATTGAGTGGTTCGTGTACCTAGAAAATCATACGGATACTCATTTTCAGTAAAGTTGAATGCTTTTATTTTATCAACACCAGATTGCATAATAGATGTGTTTTCAATTTCACCATAATCAAACTCAGAGTTATCCGTACTTATGTTTTCCGGTAAATCAAAGTTTAGTTTTACATACAATGAATTAGATATATCCTTTGGATTTTTTAAGTTATATCCTTGATCGTAAAATATGTGATCATTAAATTCATCCGATGATATTTGCGACTTATATAGTCTAACTTTATCTAAAATACCACAAAATATAGAAGATGAATAGTTTCCTATATATAAACTATTTGTATCTTCTTCTTGCAAATTACGACAAAAATTTTCATATTCATAATTTGTTATCTTGGTGGAGGTTGATTCAGACAGTGAAAGTTTACCATCAAGTTGCTTTCTTATATATGTTTCCATAAAATAAGAAGATATTTTTGTTGAGTCTTTCTTAAAACTCAAAAGTATATGTAGAAAATTTTCTGTAAAAACTGAGATTGGTGGTTCATTTTTTGCCGGTGTGTATATTTTATCTGTAAGAACTAAAGATGTCCCAATGTTTTTAAATTTAAAATAAAATCTTCCGTATTCGAATCCAGATGATGTGTCAAATTCTACACAAAACTTCCAGGTATCTGTTTCACATAAAGTTATATCAGGTGTTTCATTTACATTTTCAGTTGATTTGTACTCACCGATAGCAGATTCAACTTTTTGCTTATTTAACTTGATAGATAATTCTAATGTCTTAATATCATGTGAATTCCAAGGTATTTCTATATATTTTGATGATTGTTCACGTGAAGAATCCGGTGACATAACCAAACCAAAACTGTATGTGTCAAATTCAAACCAATTATCTATATCCTCATCCATGCTAAATGATAGGCCACCAAATTCTTTTATACTTAGAAAGTGGTCAGGAAGTCCGTAACACCTCATAAGTGAAGTTATTGATTTTTCAGTTCCTATATTTTTTATAATATTTGGTAAGTTATTTAGTATCCTTCTCCAAATTACTGCTCTTCTTGATTTGATAAGTTCTGATTTATTTGTAGTTGCAAGAGAGGCATCGTCACCTGCATCATCTTCTCCTGTGAAGTTTAAACCAAGTGATGATAACATATATTGAACAAGACTGTTTGGTATTCCTCTTTCTTCGTGGTTTTCAGAATTTTTAACTTTTCCCATATTATCTATGTAAGATACCAATGTGTCAAATTGTACTCCAACAGAGTTCAGAAAAATTAAAAAATCTTTATTATCCTCGTTTCTTGATAAAAACTCAGGTATACTATTTAAAAGTGAAGCATCGTTTTGTTCATCGTATTTACTTGCCTCATTTGATTGAAACAAATACCACTGATATACTCCGGTTGTTGTAAATTCATCAATATTCTCAGGTAGTATCTCTGGCATTCGTTTTATTGTACCAGAGTTATCGTTGATGTTGTCGTATGTAACTGAAACCTGCGTGTCTAGAAAATTATCACTGCAATTATTTTTTATGTTTAGTGATTGTTTTATGTAACCAAGACTGCTAATTTTGAACCAGTTTGCATTGGTGGTTGTTCTTCGTTTACTCGATAGAACCCAACGATGTTCCGTTGTATCGGACGCACCATCATATAAAACTTCGTAAAATACATAATAGTCAGATACACGATTCTTGAATTCACGTTGATTATTAAAAAACCCAATTTGTTCATAAACTCCGTTTACCCAACCGTTTGATTCGTAATTGTCGGCAGGTTCCTGTATTCCTGTTATTTTTAGGTCGTTTGTTTTTGGCCAAGTTGTTGAAACCTCTGAAATATAAGTTGTATATGCAATAGATGATTGATCCGGGTTTTCATCATCTGTCCACAATAACTTAGAAACAATGGGTGTACTGCTATCTGTAAAAGCATCCTCATTTATACCTGTTAGTCTTACTACGAGTTTATTTGCAACTACAAACGAAAAGTATGGATTTGTTGTATCACTTTTGGTTGAACTTGATTTATCGTGTTTTCGTTTAAACCAACGACCAACTTCATTACTCAATTCCGACACAAGTACACTCGGTTGCATTCCTTCGTACAAACTAATTTGTCCATAGTTTGGTGTCTTTTTTGAAGTGAATTTTATTAAAATATGATAATCGTTTGGAAGTTGTATTTCAATTCCGTATATTTGTGATACTCCTTCTCTTCGGTTCACGGAGCTAGTTTCGTTCGGATCGGTTGTTATATTATCAAGATTATTAATTTCTATTATCGCAGTTGCATCGTTACTTTTGTTTTCATAAAAAAGATATCTCTCGTAACCATCTAGTTTTCCTAGAATTTCGGTTTGCTTTCTTCTTTCTTTTGCAATTTCTAAATCTCGTAAAAGTTTTACAGACTTGGATGATACACTTTGCTCGATATTACCAGCACTTGTTTCATATAACAATTTGTATATTTCTTTTTCAAGTGCTATAATTTTGTGGGTAATGACCGAATAGTTTGTTATTTTAAATAAAAACGAATCAATTCTAGATTTAGCAGACGAATATTTTACGAAGTTATTGAAATTTGAAAAATCTATATTTAAACCAAGGTCAGTTGTTGATGTTGTATTGAAGTAGGATGCCAAATCCTCTCCTATATTTTCAACTAAATCTTCTTGATTATATTCTTTTGTACCACGTGATGTACTTATCGTTCTTAAATCTGGTTGTTTTAATTTTTTTGTATTAAGTTTATTTGTTTGATTTAAAATTGTGGTGAAAAATAAATCATCAGAATAATATAAACCACTTATATACATCCGTGTGTTTATCTGTATATCTTGGTCAAGTGGAGTTGCTAATTTTATTATAATTGGGGTATATAATCCATCACCCACAGGTTCTGTTGATTTTGCATATCTTACAATTGGTATACCGTTTCCATAACCTAGATTTATAATATTATTTAGGTAAGTATCAAATCTAACCGAAAAGACCTCGTTGACATATGATGAGTCGTATGAATATAAAAGAAGTTCACGATAAAAAGATACATTTTGATCAGAAGTTGCAAGTAAACTAAGTTTTGAGTGTTTAGAAATAATGTAATCTACAACCAGAGAATATTCTTCTAGAAAATTCGATTGTGTAAATACATTTGTGTATTTCGAAGCAATAATATTTCTATATAAATCCTTACACTCTTTATACGATTCATTTAAATCAATTAGCAAATCGTTTGAACTTAAATTCACGGAGTTGGATAGTAAATCAAAGTCTTCCGTGTAGTTTTCAAAAGAAACTTCTAACTCATTAATAATTAGTTGTGATGAGTAGTTTAGTGTTTTTACAAATTTTTCTGTTTCATAAAATATATTAGATACAACCACACGTCTATTTGAGAAATTCTCAAATTCAAAACCAAGTGCTATATCCTCTGCTTTACCCGAAACTCTTGAAGATTCCGGAATTACTTTTATTTCATCACGACCTGGTGATATTTCTTTAATTATTAAAAACGATGAGGAGTCAGATGATCCCACTATATCGTTTCTCATTGATATTCCAACCTTATATGCACCAGGTGCAGTTGCACCTACTTTTTTTAACTGATCTGTAAATGACAATATTAGGTTTCCATTTTTTACCAAATATCTTGTTCCTACGATATCAACACTTCCCTGTACATAATCGTCGTTATAGTCTTTAAAATTAAAATTTATTTTAGAAAATTCATCTTCACCTTGAATTGTAGACCAAAACAACAGATCATCAGATAAAGAAAATACAGAAAACTCAACAACGTCTTTCATTGACTTTCCGAAATCTAGTTTCGTTGTTTCTTCTTCCAAAACTATCGAGGATAATGTTTCATCAACAATAAACCCACGACTAAAAAATTCTTCTTTTTTAATATCAGGAGTTTTAATATATTGTATAAGTGAATTCATTGCTGATTTATATTTAGATTACTGCTCAAGAAAAGGAAACTGATCAACATCTCCATCACGACCATTTTCAAGTTGCTCTGCCGTTAGTGGTAAAAATGGAAACTTTGCACTGAAGTCTGCCTTTGCCGTTCCTTCTCCGTTTTTTATCCGTTGACTTATTATTAAATCTTTTGAAGCAGTATACATCTCAGATGCATCTTCTTTGAATTTTACGTTTCGTTCCATTTCTTTATCAAGAATGCTACTAAGTTCATCTATCTGTGCTTGAAGTAGTTGTTCTTCTTCAATACGGTCTTGCTCTCTATCAACAACATCTGAATACAGATTATCTACATCATCGTCTCTATCCACACCCTCTATTGTTGTAAACTCTTCAAACTCTGTATTATAAAAAGTAGATATTTGCTCTTGTTTCTGTTGTGTCTTCTCGATTGGTATACTAATAAGGTAGTTTCCAAGTTTACTTTCGTCGGTAATTTTATCAAATGATAAGTTATAATTTCCAGACGTATCTACGATACTTCCAACCTCACCTGAATTAAGCATTTTCTGTATGCCATCTTTGCTGAATTCTTCTTCAGAAATATATTTAGGAAGTTTGTACATATTATGACCTTATTCTAAAGTTTCTAGTATCTTCATAAACCTCAATCTCAGAGTCTACTTCGGTTTGTATTGCAAACCTATAAAACCTTCCAACAGCAAGGCAACCAAAGTCAAAGTTAAAGTAGTGGCCACGTGAGTCACAGGATATTTTCGTATACTCACAGAAGTCAATTATTGTTTCCTGTGTTTCCGCATCACTAATTGAGTAATACATATCATGTGTAACAAAGTTATCAAGTGAATAGTCTGATTTGGATGAAAATGTTTTAATTGGTCTTTGGTTTCTAACACCAACTCTAATTTTCTTTCTCTCCGTTTGTTTATACTCACTTTTTATTGTTTTTATAGTAGGTATAAAATTATCGGCAAAAAGTTGATTTATGTTTGATTTTTTAACGAGAATATTTTCTTTTTTTACTCTATATGTTCCACTTGTATTATTTTCGTTGGAACATTGTAAATTTTCATTGGTTATTTCACCTAAACTAGCAGACTCAAGTGTATCCAATAAATCAAGACTTGTAGACTCAAGTGTTCCAGATTGTAAGTTACCCGATTCAAGTGATCCCGATTCAAGTGATCCATACTCCGTGGAACCTGATGTTATACTTCCAGACTCTATGCTCCATGACTCAATTGATCCTGAAGTTAGACTTCCTGATTCAAATGTATTCAGTTCTTCGGTTACTACATCACCACAAATGTGGGTTTCGCACTCAATTGTTTTGTAGTATACATTTTCACATGGTTCAAACTTGTAGTCGTTGTATAAAACCTCAAGATACGGATAATATATTGTATTGGTATCTTTTGAAAAAAATTGAATCGATGAGTGGGTATCACTTGTCTCCCGTATGAACTTTATCAATATACCATTATTTTGTATATCTCCTGACAACCACGACTTTACTATACTTGTTATATTTATTTTTACATCAGAGAACGACCGTTGAAACTTAAAAATCAATTCATCCGTGTTTGGTGAGTTAGTTTTGTGTGGTATCTCTTCGTGTTCATAATAATCACCACCACCCACATAGTTATCATCAGTTGCATCCTGTTTCCAATAATTTTTTTTTGAATCTGCAAACCTCCAACTTGCTCCTTCATAGTAAAATGCAGAATCTTCTGAATCGTGGAATCTACCAACACCCTCATCCCAATATTTCTTAATTGGATAAACTGCAAGTTCATCATTCATAGATAACTCAGATGAATTTGCTACTTTTAAATTTAAATGGAATTCCGAACTAAGTAATTTTTCTTGGTTCTTTTCAAAAAATTTATTATCAAACTCTAGTAAGATTCTACTTAACACGACACCATCGGAATCTGTGTTTATTTTTTTTATTTCAAGAATTTCGTCATAACCTGTGTTTAATTCAAGTAAATTTCTTTGCTTGTATAATGTAGTGTCTTTAGATGGATATATAAAATAGATCATAATACTCGTCCGGTTATATCTCTGTTTGGGTATTTAAGTTCAAATATAGATGGGTCTTTTGATGGATATATAGTTTTATTAATTGTTGCAGCCTGTATATCATATTCGTTTTCTGAATAGTTTCCATCGTTTATGTTTAGGTTTTTTACTTCTAGTTTAGTTACATTTTTTACTCCTGTAATCTGTGACATCTCTACTTCAAGTGTTCCTATATCAATTGGTTGAGATATCTGCCACTTGTCTATATTAAAGAAATCAGATATTTTTTCATTTAGTTCAAACAATATTTCTTTTTTGTTGAAATTCATATAAGAAGTGACTTCGTATGTAATTCCTATGTTAATAATAAACGCATTTGTTAGATTTACTCCGTCAGTTAACATACGATAATTGGTTAGGTATTTTGTCAGATTTCGATAAACCAATTCATTTGGTGAGGTTAACTTCTTTTCTTCATCGTAACTAAGAATATATAGGTTTATTGCAAATGGATTGTTTATTTCTCCATATACACGATTTAATTCTTCAGGTTGAACTTCGTCTTTAATCATGTACGAGTTCTTTACTATGTCAGTCTGTGTGAAAGAATCTAATGTACCATCTTTACTAACATATGCCTTTGCAATGCTTCCCAGTCTAGGTGGCATACTATATGCACGAATTACATAGTCTTCACGTGTAACTGCCCTATTTTGTGATGAAAAACTAGCAAGACCCTTGATTCTAATTTCATCAATAGATTCTTCACCACGTCCACCCAGTGCAGGATCAGGATTATCTACTCCAACCGTATTCTTTATAGTTTCAATTACACTTTCATCACCATCGGTTAAAAATGAATTGGTTTCATTGTACTTTATTTGAGTTATAGTAGTAAGTGAATTTGATTTTAAATTAGAACTAACTCCTCCACCTGAATAATACTCTATGGTTAGTGTTGTGTTTGCCGGTGCTTCTCCGTAGGTATCCGATTTTAAAAAATTTGCTGGATCATACGAGGACTCAAAGTTCTTTGTTGCTTTTAACGAAGAACCAACAGTATTTAATGATGGAATTACTATTTCTTCATCTATTTTATCTTTACCAGCACCAAACTCTAATGTTGTTGTGTTATCACTATTAACCTTAGTAGTAAATCTCTTTGATGTTTTTATGTATCTAAGTAAGTAAGGAACACTTGCAGAAAGACTACTTGTTTTTGGACTAATTCTATCTGTATTTTGCTCTTCGATTAATATAGTGTCCTGTGATAGATAATCTACTTCATAGTATTTATGTCCTGACGAATCCACAACTGAGACTACTTCGAGTACATCTGTATCAGGAATTTCTACTTGAAAAAACTCACTTGATTCTCCTACAGTAACAGTTAAGGTTTTTCTTGAACCAGCAGATGCCATAACTTGTTTTTTGAATAAGTAAAATTGAGGTTGTCCTAGTTTATCACGTTGAAATACACTTATCTCAGTTGGTGAACTAGCTTCATCTACACTGAAATTCACAGGTTCTGTTGTTCTGAATATAGTTGCCGAACCAGTTGATGATACCACCTCAAGTCCTTCGTCTATATTTAGTGTAAATTTTAAATCGGGTGCAACCGTTCCATCTTCTGATATTTTGGAGGGTACAAGTTGAAAAACATCGAGAAGTGTTGTTGCGGCCACACTTGCTTTCGGTTTGTATCCAAGATAGTTGGCAAGAGTAATTACATTTTTACGTTCACTTGCATATTGCAAAAAACCCTCCTTAAATTGATAGTCTATATAGTATGATAGAACATCACCCACATAACTAACAAGGTCTACAAACATCATACCAGTTGAATTTTCACTAAAGTCTTTGTATGTTTTAGAATAATAAGTTTTAATATAATCAACTAAACTTGACTTGAAACTATCAAAATCTTTGCTAATATAGTTTATCTCTTTTTTTCCACCCTTTATTGTATTTAAATTATCCATTTATTTATCCTGCATCTATTGTTAGACTTAGTTCATTTTCTGTGTTTGGTATGCTTGCCAACGAATATGTAATTTTTAAATCTACACGATGGGGTTGGTTGTCATAATCAGTTTCAACATCAACCGACTCTATTGTAACTTCCGGCATCCACACTTCGGTTGTTTCTTTTATCTCGTCATAAAAAACTTTATCTATATATTCGTTGATATTTGGATCAAATAATATTTCTCTCAGATTACTTCCATATTCAGGCATCATTGGTCGTTCACCCCTTGCCGTCATTAATAGCATCATTAAGTTGTATCGTGACCTCTCTATAACAGAACTTGTTTGTGCAAAAAAACCATCATGCTCACCACGTGAATATGGTATTTTAATGCCAACTGGTATATTGAGATCCTCGTACACTACTTACTTCCCTTTTTTTTGTCAATTGCGTTTAATAAAGAAGAATAGTCACGTGTAAGTGCAGATGCTAGATTTTCAGGAAGATCATCAACATTAAGTTCATTTCCATTAAAATCTACTTGTTTATTCGGTGAAAAGTTACTATTAGAAGAAACTAAACTACCCTCCTGTGGTACTCCCCCTACGGTTTGACGCAAAGCTTCATTTATCTTGTCATTGCGTGAATAAATTTTATCAGAAAGTTTTGGTGTTTTTTTAACACTTACTTCTGTTTTTTCCACATTTACTTTATTTTCTGTTACACCCCCAAGTACTTCTGACAATACCTTTGGAAGTGTTGTTTTTAGTTCTTCACGAACTGCTGATTTTATTATTGATATTAATTCACTTTTCTTCATAACATTGTTTTCATATAATATATATTTATTTATTTATTTATTTATCCATCTATAAATACTCTGGTACTTAATAATGTTGGCAATCTTGATCGTAAATTTGCCAAACTTCCCTGTTGTGCAGGTCTAGATGTTGTAATATATGGATCATGGTGTACATGACTTGATAACCAACCACACAAAGCACTTAACCAATCAACTGTATTATTACCCTTCAAGACCGGGTGCCTCCGTGTGATATATGCACCAAGATGTATTGTAGGAGAAATTACAGAAGTGTGAGTTTTGGTTTCTGTAACGAACCTATCGATACAATTCATTGTTATCTCATCATCAGTTGCTACAAAGAATTTCTTTTTTGCGTAAATACCAGTTTCTTGTGTTTTGGAAGAAATCAATATTCTTTCTGAATTGATAATTATTTGATTTCCTGTTAGTGCTGGTAGTTGCTTTCCAAAAATAACCTTTGCCTCCGATGCCTCTTTGAGAACTTTTTTTTCAAGTTTTGATAAATTAGAATTTAGATTTTTCTTTTTTGCCTGCTTTGCCTGTTGGATGGAGTTGTTAACCTTATCAGTATCTTTTAATGTGTCTAAATCTTCCGGATGGAGTAGTGAAACTGCATTCATGTCTGCATTTTCTATGGGTGTTCCCTTTAACGACTCACGTGTAATTGTTTCACCTGTGTGGAATGACTTTACTTCATCTGGATCTTGTGGAGTCGGTGTTACATTGTTAGGTTTTGTAGTTTGTGTTTTCTTAGACCTAACCCCACTACTTACCGAATCGTTGTTTTTTGAAAACTCAGAGTCTTCTCCACCAAGTTGTTCTTCAGTTTTGTTGGATTTTGATCTATCGTTGTCATCTACACCGTCTGTATTATATTCTACACCCGAAGTATCTGTCTCATACGACACTCCTTTTTTTGAACTTGTCTGATTTGGGTTGGTTATCTCAGTCTTCTCTGAAGTTTTTATTGTTGAAGATTCTTTTAAGGTTTCTGTCTTACCAGAAGGTGTTTCTATTTTAGATCCTGGTGTTGCAGTTACCTGTGTTCCTGCAGGAACACTTAGTGTTGCTGGATTATTTCCGTTTTTAATATCTTGTCTAGTTTCAAGTGTTGATCCGGATGCAAGAGTTACTGATGAGTTTGCCTGTACTTGTGTTGTTTTCGTTGAGTTGGTTATTGTTGACCCGTGTGAAGTTGTGAGTTGTGTCCCACTCTGTAGTTCAACACTCTTTGTGGGGATTCCGTTGCTATTGATTGTTGTTGGTTTTGATCCACCCCCACTTATAGTTCCACCGAAACTCGCACCAAGTTTACCCACTCCACCTTGATTGTACTGAATACCAGATGACGAGTCAGTTTGGTAACTTATTCCAGACGAACCAATGTTACCAGAATTTGATGATTGTTGCAGTGTTCCATTTCCTGAACTCTGTGAAGTTCCGTCTTTGTCTCTATATAATCCTGTCATTGGATCAAATGTCATGGTTGCTACTTCTTCGTTGCCCTTTTGTAAGGATGCAAATCCCGATACCCCCCCTCCACCTTTAAGTGATGCACCAAGATCGTCAAAATCAGAACCAAGAGCAGAAAATTGCTGATCAAAGTCAGTATGATTTTTAGCATATGCACCGTATGTTCCATCGTTTTTCATTTGCGAACCCAGTTGCTGAGTTGCGAGTTTACTGAGTTCTGTATCTAAGGTTCCTGTTAGTGAGTTTCCCCACTCTATTTGGTTAACGAAATCACACAAATCAAACAAAAAATCCTTTAAACTGAATCCAAGTAAAAAACCAAGTGCAAATTTTAAGTTTCTAAGTTTATCAAAAATTGACATTAATATTCCAAGCAATGCAATGTTAATTCCAAATGATAATAACCAACCAAGAGATTCTTCTGTTTTTGATCCGTGTGTTCCTTTCTTTTTATCAAGAAGTCCACATATCGCAAGAATTCCCATTGACGCAAGTTTAAAAATTTTAAACATAAAACTATCTTCAGACTTTATTCCAATGTCACTTAGTCCAGGAACATCTATACCAAGAGATGAAGCAGCTGAGAGTGCTGATCCTGCTGGTGTTCCACCCAATACATTTTGTGCAACTTTATTTGATCCCGCAACCGATCCTATGATACCTGTCTCGAATGTTTGGTTGAGTTTAAAGTTACCCGAACCGATGTCTCCGAGAAAGTTTGCACGTTTTATTGAAGATGAAGAAACCGAACTTCCACCGGTCTTGGTTAAACCTCCACTTATTGCAATACCTGCTCCCAACAAAGCACCAGTTCCGAGTGATCCTTTCTTACTCCCCCCCGTACTTGCCATGTTTGTTTCAACACTCACTCCACTGTTTGCAGATCCAGAAACTAAGTTTGTTCCATTATTAGAGTTTGGTGTTTCTACAAATTTACTCGCAGTTTCAGAATCCATCTTTCCGAGTCTACCACCAACAACCCCACCATCCTCATCACCAATTGCCTCCTGTAGACCAGATGTCATTGCCGATCCATGATCTCCTTTTGATGCGTGTTCTGCCATTTTTTGTTGTGTTGCATGACTTTCGTCAGGTACCACCAAATCATTCGTATTATTTACTTCTTTTATATCCTCAGTTTTCTTATTACTTGGTGAACTTTTGGATTTTATTTTCTTTGTTCCAATTGATGAATTGGACAAACTTCCGAGTGATGCAGATATTCCTGGATTTTTAACACGTTTAGGTTGCACCAACGAACGACCAAGTGTGTGAGTAAATTTCGATAATGTTCTTCCTGATGTTAATTGTATAGATGATCCGTCACGATTTATGTCTTCAAGAATGGTATGTCCGTATTGAAGTTCCGACCCAATCAGTGGTCTTTGACGATTTCTTATTAAAATCATAGGGTTTCCTAGATTTCCACTATACGACTCTCCGTGTCCAGAGGAAGAGCCTATATCAAAAGAAGGTGAGTCTACAAAATTTCCGAATCGTATACTGCTACCAAATCTGCTTTCAAGTATAGTGTCCCCTTCATAGTGACGAAGGGGTCTTATCATATTGTTTGCTTTAAAGTATTTACCAAGATGACTATTAATTTGATTGCTTACATATGAAACATTTGACTTATTCCGTGGAGAAGATAACACATCACTTTTGTTACGTGTTATCGGAGTACCATCTCCTGACATAATTTCGTGTCGGTAGTCTGCGTTATTATTTATAAAATTCTTATCGTTTAATCTACGGGAGTAATAAACAGTTTTCATGTACCTTGAAACGATTACAACTTCATTTATCAATGGAAATTCCTTTATACCAGATTCAAGTGGGATTGCCCAACTCAATTGGTCTATCGGTAATTTTGTTTCACTATAGAGCATACGTATTCTTGCTCTGCCGATCCACGATGCGTAATCTATGACCAACGGATCGTTAAATCCCTCTGGAAATTCTTCAGGTGAAACAAGTGGTCTTGTTTTTTTATCTTTAAAAACAGAGTGAGTTTCGTCACGAATTACGTCTACAACAACCGCAGGTTCTAATTCATAAAACAACAATGAATCATCTGGTTTATTTACTACAGATCTTCCACTTGCGAGGGTTTTTTTTGATGCCTCACTTGTTATTGAATTTTTTAAATAGTTAGTGAATGCCATTCTCAGTTTCCTCTGTTATCTTCTTTTTTAAATCGTCTGAGGAAATATTAGTTACACCTATTTTTTTTTCTTTAAGTTCAGTTAATTCCTTTTCAGCAGATTGTAAAAGTTCTTTTTTCTCTTCATCTGTTAGTGAGAAATCTCCCCCCGAATCGGAGTCTCCCCCACCTCCACCATTTATTATTCTTTGTAATACTGCTGATAATTTAACCAACTGATCATCGTTTTTTACACCAACATCAATATAGTCACGTATCATCGGTGCAATCACAGTTGCACTACCTGCGTCTTTCACCATTGTTCTTAAATCTTTTATTAGTTGATTAATTTGGTCTTTTTTGTGACTTGAATTAAAATATATATCCTTTACTAAAGAAGAAAATGTTTTTCCCTCGAAAATTTCTGTATCTTTGTCCATTGTATATAAATATAAATGTATATATTTTTTTAAAGTTCATCCAGTGATAATGATCCTTTTTCTAGGTATCTTGAATATAAATTAGATTGTATATCTTTCATTTTATTTACAACTTTTGTTATGTGTTGTGTTTTACAATTGGTCATCTCACGGATGAATAGATATAATGCTTTTTTATTAAAATTTTCAATTACATCAGATTTTCTGAATATCTCAAGGACTGCGTATGCGATTCTTTTTTCTTGCTCTTTTTTGTATATTTTATCTATATTGCTTTCGAGATGTTCTACCATTAATTTAATAAATTCAGTTAATTCTTTTCGTTTGGTTTCTGCACGTGGATTAAATGTTAATTCTTTTTGTTCATAAATTATTTCATCATCATCAACACTTGTGTGTCTCTTGAACTTTTTGTAATTTCCATTGTTGTACAATATTAAAAAGTTTTTTGCTATTATACTGAAATACGAGAATGCTTTACCATTGTTTGCCTTATATTTGTGCATATTGCTTACTAAATTACTCACCACTTCACGCTGAACATCCTCATGACTGCACTGAAAATATGAAAATTTAAATGTGTTTAATATGTTCTCTGCGAGTTTTTCAAATGCGTATTGAATATATGTCTCGTATATTTTATTACGTTCGTTCATGTCATCCGACCCATTATATAAAACTATATTATCTTCGGTTTCCTGTGTAAAGTACATTTTCTTTTTTGATTTTGCGCGTGCCATCTATTCTAGTTCCCTTTGTTTGAAGTCTTCTATTATTTTTTTTATTTCTTGAAAAGCAACTCCTACATCATCGTCTTTTTCAAAAATTTCACGTTGATCAACGTTTTTTATTTTAGTATACACATCTTCAAACTTACTTCTTATATCAGTTGTCCAATTTTCATATATTATATTTTTTCTATATAAGTTAAATGAAGTATAAACCACTATTAACAAAAGTGATATCAAAAATATAAGTAGATATATATACATTCCGATATAATAGTATACTATATATCAGTTTGTCAATAAAAATTATTTATTACTATTATTATTTTCTTTAAACGGTACGTTTCCAAGTGTACTTCCTGGAATATATCGCTTCTTATAAACAATCTTTCCTTCGTATTTTTTATATGCGTCCATGCTTGTTTTTTTCCACGGAACATAATAAGGTCCACGTTGTCCACCTTCGTCATTGATGTTTTCAGTCGGAGTATCGTACATGGGAGTTGATACAGTTTCATCTATTATTTGTTTACTTTTTGAATTTGTGATGTGATTTATAGTGTCATTATTATTAATACTAACTATCGGAGTTGGTGTAGGAGTTTCTGTTGGAGTCGGTGTTGGTGTAGGAGTTTCTGTTGGAGTCGGTGTTGGTGTAGGAGTTTCTGTTGGAGTCGGTGTTGGTGTAGGAGTTTCTGTTGG